ATGAAGGGTTTTGTGCTGACGTTATCGTTACTGATGCTATCAGTTAATGCTATGGCTGCCGGGAAGATCATCACTGTCAGTAAGTTTGAGTTTGGCAAACAGTGGGCATTTACCCGAGAAGAAGTGATGCTGGAATGCCGCGCAGGCAATGCTTTGTTTGTGATTAACCCGAGTACGTTAGCACAATACCCCCTAAACGATATTGCGACCGAGCAAATGAAGTCTGGACATGTATTGGCGAAACCGCTCGATGTGTTGCTATTGGATGACATTGCCAATCCGGGGCAGAAGATGAGTCTCGAACCCTTCCAGCAACGCGCCATGACATTATGTCAAAACTAAGTCTGGCACTTTTGGCGCCACGGGCATAAATCTATAATTAACAAATGATTACTTTTCTCGCCTTTAGATTAGAATTTTGCCACTAAAATTAATTTACAACTGTAATTAATTACTTCTGCTGTCAAGTTGGCGAAACACATGTACTCGACTACGCTTAAGTAGTACGGCTGAACAAGCCTACGTTAATGCCAACTTTTAGCGCACGGCTCTCTCCCAAGAGCCATTTCCCTAGACCGAATATAGGAATCGTATTCGGTCTCTTTTTATATTGTTGATTTTAAAGGTTATTTTTTAGTAAAAACGAAAATACACGAAAATTACACGAATTTTGATATTCGGTCTTTTATAGCATTACGTATTCTTTCCCCCTCGTATCAAGATACTTGTTCGTCATCTTCTCCGATTTATGCCCCAGCAGTTTCATCGCAAATTCTTTACCTTTTTCCTTTTCATACAATCGCCCAGCGAGACTTCTGATCTCGTGAAAAGTTGGTGGACTCTCATCAAAACGAAAATCTGTTCCTTTTCTCGCCGTTACGAATTTCTTTGTCAGGCTATCTGGATGCAGTGAGCCATCAGGGCTATTTTTTCTGATGCCAGCACTTATCATAAAATCAGTCTTACTGGCTAATCTACATTGTTCAATCACGGTGTTAAGACGTAGGCCAACGGCTTTAAGCTCAAGATCTAAGGGCCGGGAGATCATGGCTCCTGTTTTGCCTTGGTCTATCTGTAATCTGCCATCAACAATCTGGTCAAAGCGCATCAGTGATAAATCTTCACGTCGTTGGCCCGTCACCAGTGCCAGATCCATTGATAGCCCAAACCACGCCGGTAATGTGTCAGCGACCTCACGAATAGCGAGATACTGATCCAGTTCCAGGCGCTCACGTTTCACCACCGGTTTAGCTGAGCGTGTCGGTGTCACTGGATTATTATCTATATGGCCCTCGACAATCGCCTCTCGGAAAATATCAGACAACACTGATCGCATGGTGGCGGCCATGGTTTTTTTGTCCTGTGCCACCCAAAACTCTAGAAATTCAGCAACGTGACGAGTGGTGATTTTAGCCAGAACCATATTGCCCATCTTTTCGCTGATCATTGCTATTTGCCCCTTGCGAACTTTGTAAGTGTTCATTGCCAATTCTCTGCGCTTGTATATGACATCGTAACGTTCAAGCCAGGATGTCATTGTGTACTCTTGTGTGCCTTTCAATTTTTCCAGTAGTAATACAGGAGAGTAGTTTTGCTCAACATAATTATTGGCTTCGATAGATTGTGAAACGGCCTCTCTGCGGGAAATTTGGCCTAGCGGGATTTCTTTCCCTGTTAACGGATTGCGCCAATAATATGATTTATAGCGATGGCGATAGGTGAGATTGCGCGGTAAGTTCGCATCATACTTTTGCCGCCGAGTCATTGATCACCTTCTCCATAAACGCATTCCGCGCAGGGATCGCGCTTTGGGCATCTTTGATTTTTTTACCGAGATTAAAATCTTTCGGGTCGATATAAATGGCATTAGGTTTTACCCTATATCGCTTACCATGCTTTTCCGGTGCTGGGTAAATGTTGCCATTTCGGGCCCATCGTTGGAGGGTTTGAATCGTCGGTTTATCAGTCTTATACGTTTCATCACACCATTCTTCTAATGTCAGTAATTTAGCCATTGGTCATACCTCGATATGACCGGCCAGAATAGTAACGCTCTGGCCGGTTTGGTTTTGATTTTTAAAAATCAATTAGCGGACGGCTAACGAACGTTCGCCAGTTTCAAACTTGGTTCCGGGTACCGGATTAACAAACACTTCATCAATTTCTTTCCCTTCTTCAAGGGCTTTCACCTTTGCGATTGCCTGCGCTTTTTCAATTTCGGCCTTTATCAGGTCCATTTTTGGTGTGCTGATAACGTCCGTAACAGATTGAACATCCACCATTTCATCAGGAAGAAGATCCACGTCATATACAACCAGTTTTACTGATCCTTTGCGCGCGGTGAACGTGTTGAGGCTGGTTTTTAAAGTGTCTTGTTTTGATGTGATCAGACATTCAAGAAGATACTTTCTGAGTAAGTTAGATTGTTTTATCCAGCTTTTTTTGCGGTCCGCATAGCGTTTAGCTTCTTTATCGCAAACATCAGCGTGACCATCGAGGGTTCTGATGAATGACATAGTGGCATCGAATTTATCTTCAAGCATTCCGCCAAGGCCGTCTAAAGTGTCTTTTATTTGCTCTGGTGTCATTTCGCCACTTTCGGCCAAGGCTTGTAGCTTTTTCATTTCCATTGCTAAATCAATGGTTCTGGTGCTCATGCTTTTTCTCCTTCAAATTTACTCAAACATTCATTTTTAATGTCAGTTAATCGTTGCAAGCGTCCGGACAAATATTTTTCATGTTCTGAATCTGCCGTTTCCTTAGCTGCTTTCAAATGAATGCCGAGTTCACGCGTGAGTTTCGAGCAAATCCCGTTAACCTCATTGGCCGTGACCGCACTACGCATCGTTTCAGTATTGGCTTTAAATTTATCGTCCAGTTCTTTACGCAGACGAACAACATCATCAGCTTTTGTGCTGGCGTTCTTAATGCCGAATTCAATGTTGTTATCCGTGGTGTATTCAACATCATCAAATAAGCCCATGAACACATCGGCGCTGAAACCAAGTTGTGATAACGCTTTAGTTGTGGCATCCGTCAGGCTCTTTTTGCTAACTTCATCATCACAAATAAAACCGTTGGTGCTCTGATAAATATGTTTGGTATGACCAAAGGCGGGGAAGCGGCCTCGGCTGACGCCGTGCTGGTACCACAACTCAATCCGCATCGTGTGATTAGATGTGCGTAAAATGGTTCCATCACCATCACGCATAGGTTTGCGCCCAACTTCACGGTTATTAGCATCATAAACCGGCTCCATAAATGGGATGCCCGGTGTAAATTCCTCACTGATAATATCCACCCCCCAACCAATGCCGAAAGGACCGAAAATTTCCGTGGCTCTCATCGTTTGATAGGTGGGATTGATACTGGTTACAGAACGAATAATTTTCCCATTTTTACCCGTAGTGTCTTTACGCTTGGTCCGGGCCGGATCTGTACGCTGTACTGTTCTCCAAATACTTAAATTATCTTGTGATTCTTTCGATAACTGAGAAATATCATTATCAATTTGCTTTGCCCTTTGTTGGAATTCATCCGGCGCCGGCGCTGCTTGGGTTTCTGTTTGGTCGCTGGTTTCGGAAGATGCAATAATGGTCTCGGCTACATCATTTACGGCACTATTTACCGCATTAATGGCGTCATTTAGTTCTTCTGTTGCACCTTTTGGCTCTTTTGTCTCGGTTTTTGGTAATTCGGTTGTATTAGTATTAGTCTGTGGATCATTGGCCGCGCCGGTTAAGCCCTCAACACTGAATTTACCCTCACCAACTTTTTCTATCTTTACGTCACCATTTTTGCTTGATGATAATGGGAGACATTCATTGATATAGGCTTTCAGTTTTACCGGGTCTTTATGAATATCCAATTCAGCATCACGGATCATCGCAAACAGATCATCGCGGGAAACCGATAAAATGGTTGGAATAACACGTAAAGCCATTGACCAACGTTTCCATGCTTCATCCCCATCCTTTATTTTTTCTTTAGCGCCACGGAGGATCGTCCCAGGGATATTCCAATAGTCGTAATCACTGGGGAATAGAGCGCAAGCAACCTCAATATCTAACGATGCGTAATTATGCTCAAATGCTCGCGTTTGTTTACCGGTGGTAGGTGATTCGCTGCCTTGTTCGTTGATTTGAGCACCCACATGCTCCCGTTCATCTGGACGAGATGTGATCCACTTTTCAGCGAATTTATTGACGTCAGGCCATGATTTAAATACAGGCGTGTGGGCCTGAACATCATCAATCAGTTGTGCTAATGTAGTGATGTACATGTGCTTAACTTGTGGTAAGCGTGGCAGGCCATCAATAACCGCACGATATAATGGCTCGGATTCATCGTCATTAATCAAATCGTAAGCATTAGATAATAAATGGCTGTCAACGCTTTCAGGCTCTACGCCATATAATAAAATATATGCAATTCTTACGTTAATCGGCAAATCGAAGATGTTTTTAACATCGTCTATTTCGTCAGTATTATCAATAACGATAGGTTCGAATTCTTTTAATTCATCATTCCATTGATTATGCTCCATCCATTCAGTGCTAAATAATGCATTATCACTTGAATCATCATGAACAGGGGGGCGAGGTGAACCCACACGATCAGCGCAAACTTTAGGTGCAAAGAAATTATTACTTGAACCAGGGAATTCCCCTTCTAATAGCATTGTTGATTTCATCGTTGCCATTTTCTGATTTTTGGCATCGACAGTAATAGCCATGGCTACAGCGCCATTTGCTATAGCTGATTTTTTGGGTAGAAACCCACAGATAAATAAGCTCACTGGTCATTCCTCGCTAATTGTTTTTAATCTGATAATAGCAATCGGTTAATTCGATTAACTTATCGTTTGGTAATACATGATTTAAAGATACAGAATCGCACTTTTTAATTTGATCTAAAGCCAAAGAAATCAAATCACGAACGTCTACGATCCCACTATCAATAAGGTCTGAAACTGTACCCATAATTGCATCAGGGCTGGCTCCAATTTCAACTAATGCCGGAATTTTCGCCGCATTAGCGATAAGGATAGAATCAGCCGAGATCCTTAATATTGTCTTTTGCATGGAAATCCTTATATAATCATGGCGTCCAGTGGTGGAAGCCATTGGTCATACCTCGCTGGAGTCGGTTTGGTCGCTGACTCCGCCGTCACCGGGACGTTAAGCCGGTAAGATTGCCCACCTTGTGTGGGCTTTTTTACGTCTGTTTTAATGCCGGTTACGTTTTCGGCGTCGATATATCCACTTTAATAAGCTGAGTTTTACGACCGTTTCACTGGTGTTGGCTGCAATTATTAATGTCTGGATTGAGTGGCTAAATCATCAACAACACTTGATAGCAAAGCAGCTAATAATAAGTTACGGACGTTGTTATTACCGAAGCTGAAATTGGCCTCAATGACTTCATCTTCGCCAATACCAATATAATGTTGAGCGGCGGCTTTAATTGCACAGCCCATACAGTGATAATCCCCTAAAGTTTCACCACTAGGCAAAACAATAGAAGCCAGCGGTGAATTAGCCTCTTTATTTTTAACGGCATAGCCGATTAATTCATTTTCTGCGGATAACTGAGCAACGTCATTATGAAGTGGTTTAATAGATAATTTAATTTCTTTAAATTTCATTGGTCATACCTCGTTATTGTTGATGAATAATGGCATCGACTGGGTAGCAGTTGCCGTTGAATAACCTATTTTCGAAAATGACTTTTTCACATTCTTGTTGGGTGTCATAAACTTCATAGACAATATCTCTACAAATTTCATGAGCAGGGCATACCGATACAACTAAAGCGAATAATAGTTGCTCCATAAATTTCCTGAATATTAAGGGTTAAATTATCTCGGCAGTTGCTTTCCCACCATCAGTAATTTTTAGATAAATCGATTCGCAATAAGGGCAAGTCGCCAGTGAATCCCAAACTGCGTTATCTATTCCTCTGCGTGTTTCAATTTCTTTATTGCATATTGGGCAGCGAAGAGTGATGAAATTCACCCCCTCGGCTTTAGCTTGTGCAACATATTTACTGTGGTCATCCAATAGCTTTCCCATTGTCTATCCCTTTTTATCTGCTTTCAGATTGTCAGAACTTGCTTACCTAAGCGGCTGTTGTGCCGTTGATGAGATAAATAATACTATAGCTATTATTATTTCGTCAATACCAATGTTATTAAAATATTCTACAAATACAAAAAAGCCGGTTTTGACACCGGCTTGATGAGAGTGTGTAAGGAATTGACTACTGACCTGAATTAGAGCTTTTACGCCTTAGAACGAGCAATTCCTCAAGAAGTTTATCGTAATTTTCAGTTGTAATCTCAAGTTGTTGCAGCAGTTTTATTTTTTCACTCTCAGGTAACTTATTGAAAAGTCTTATTAATTCTTTATGTTGGCTTGTTAGATGGTTCCAGCCAGGCTCTTCATGTTCAGAAGGTGGCGGAGGCCCTTTTCGGACATAGTTAAAGAGTTCGCTTAGTTCTGGCCTTATCTCTTCAGGACTGACCATTAAAAGAGAAGCGAACTTAATCACTGCATCCGTATTCAGTGGTGTGACCCCATTTAAATAATGGCTAACCGCACCTTGGGTATTGTATCCCATGATGTCTGCAGCTTTCTCCTGGGTCAAACCTAACACCCCGCGCTTATAGTTCCAGATCTCTCTGAGCCTTTCTGCAGCCTGCAGGTCTTCTTCTGACAGTTTTCTCTTCATACCCTAATCATATTATTAAAGCTGGTATTAAAAAAATAACTACGCTATTGACGTAAAAAAATAACACCGTTAATATTCAAGTGAATTGAATGGAGGACACCATGAAACTTAGTGAGTATTTGAACAGAAACAGTATTAGCCAAAAAACATTTGCTACCAGCATTAATGCCTCACAGGGATACGTAAGCCACATTGTTGTTGGCCGTCATGCACCGAGAGGGATTATGGCCATTAATATCGCAGCAGCAACTCAATGGGCGGTAACGCCTCATGAATTAAATGCAACTGACTATCCAAACCCAACAGATGGTCTCCCCCCTGAACACCAATGTACTGCACCTGCAGCATAAAGACTGATTTTTAAAAATCAGCTTTCATAAGGAGGCCGCTGTGAAATTAAAACATGATGCCATCTGCGCAGAATTGCGGAGTTGGGCAGCAGAAACCAAACAAGAAATTGTCGCGGCAGAAGTGGCACAGGCTTATTTCGATCTCGGTGGTGATGAGCTTCCACTCACGCCCATTGATGATGAACACGCCACCCACAACAACAAACAGCGCTTGTTCCGATGGGTTGATAGTGACACTGACAAGGCCAGAGCAAAAATCGCCGCACTTACTCCAGCCATTCTTCAGGCATTGCCAGGGGAGCGGCGCGCCAGATTGGAAAACCCCAATTCAGTGAATTATTTGGCGGCACAAGCATTGCGCGATTTCTCGCTGGCGATGAGTGCGGTGTTGTTGGGCTGCTCTGATATGTCACAGAAATTAATTAAAGCAACTGAGGCGATACATGCACTTATTCCGGTGACACAGCAGTTGATTGCATAACGAGGTATGACCAATGGCCAGATTTTCCAGAGAACAAGTCGAGCAACAATTACGAGATGAGCTGAAAAAGGCAGGTTATGCAGAAGCTGTAGCCAGATCAGCAGCTATTCAAGGTGGCAAACATTATACCGATACGCCGAACGCCACTTTTTCCAGCGCCTTACTTTGGGCTAAGACATATGCAAAACCTTATAAGCGGATGCGGGATAAACCGGTACCGAAAACTGCCAAACCTAAAAAGTCGTGGAGGGTACCACATGGCTAAAAAACTGACATACCGAAATGGCTACCGTTACGGGAATATGCCAATTACATCAAATATGGCACGGGTAGTTTTACGGCAATTTTCCCGTGAAGCCATGCAGGGTCAGCGTAGAGCTTTCAACGCTCTTTTTAATCTTAGTCACGCCAAATGTAACGTTAATAGCGTTACAGAAAAGCACTGAATCGGGGTACGTATGGCATCAAGTTGGATAAAAGTCGAAGTTATCACTCCAGACAAACCGGAGATATTCCAACTGGCTGAAATCCTGAATATCGACCCAGATACAGTGCTTGGGAAATTAATTCGCGTTTGGGTTTGGGCTGACCAACAGACCATCGACGGTAACGCTGATGGTAACGCCGTCAGCGTTACAAGAATTGGCATTGACCGTATCACTTTTATGTCTGGCTTTGCTGATGCACTGATAACAGTTGGATGGTTAAAACATGACGGTGGGAAAATGTACTTCCCTCACTTTGACCGCCATAACGGAAAAGGTTCTAAAAAACGGGCAGTTACAAGTAGGCGCGTTACAGAATTCAGAGATTCCAAGCCAAAAAGTAACGCTAAGGGTAACGCTGGTGGCGTTACACCACAGGATAAAAAAGCGTTACCAGAGGAAGAGTTAGAGGAAGAGAAAGAACTAAAAGATAAAACACTATTGTCCCATGGCGAAAAAAACGCCACAGGACCAAGTGAAAATAATCCGCCCTCGAATCCCGAACCGGAACCCCAAGAGGCCGGAGGCAAAAACAAGCGGCATGAATACCCGCCAGAATTCGAGGCTGCATGGTTGGAATATCCGCGTCGACCAGGTAGCCCGGACAAACACGGCGCCCTCAAAGCTTGGAATGCAAGACTGCGAGACGGCGTAACGGTTGATGCGATGTTGGAGGGGGTGAAACGCTATGCGGCGTTCGTCAAGGCGACGGGCAAGGCTGGCACGGAATTTATCAAACAGGCTAAAACATTTTTTGGGCCGTCCAAACATTTTGACGATGAGTGGCAAGTGAGCGCAGGAGAAAACCATGTGGAATTCAGATTCAACCAGAGCGACCCAAGGCCGTACTCTGAGCAATATCTCAGTTGGGAACAGCAACAGCAAGGAGTCACCAGCATGGCGCCTTTGGGATCTCATGATCAAAATCTACGCGAACCGCTGGACTGCGAAGAATGGCAGTCGACCATCGGACCTGTGGGAGCGCCAGATTGGGGCAATGACCAGTGACCAACTCCAGCGGGTTTGCACCGCATGCATGAAACGCTGTGAATCTGGCAACTCTTGGCCGCCAGATTTTGCCGAGTTTGTCGCTCTTGTTGCTGAACATGGCGGTGGTCATTTGGGCTTAACCGTGACTGATGTTCTCGCCGAGCTTCACCGCTACCGGAATGAATTTTATAAATACAGTTGTGCTGAGGAATTCGACTGGCGCCACCCGGTTTTATATCAAATCTGCGTAGACCTTAAGCGGCTTGGAGTTGAAAAAAGGCTCACTGATTCCGGGGAAGAAGCTCAGGCGGGGATCGAACTGGCCAAGTGGGAAAAACGCGCCGCCAGTGGTGTACCAATCCCTCCAATTCGCCGGCAATTGAAAACACCTGACCGACACTCAGGATTAACACCGGCACAGCAACTAGCCGCAGGGAATAGGTACGTTAAATAAGCGAGGTATGACCAATGGAAATCAGAATCAACAATCACAATAGTTTTATCAATGAGCGTCGTCCGGTGATTGACGACAAATGTGATCACACATCAAAACTCATTGATTCGTGGGGGATTGCAGCTCGCGCCCGGTGCCGAGCGCCTTATACGCCACCAGTAAAACCGCAAAAGGTGGCAGTGCCTGTCACAGTGGTCACAAAATCAAATAAACCGGAATCGACTAAAAAATTTAACGGTCCCATATCATCAGCCCTGCGATTAAAAGCCAGCGAACTGGTGGGGGTAATGCTGGGAAAAACGTTAACTTACGCCGGTATTCTAGCCGCACTTGATAAAGCTTATCCGGGCCACGGTATCACACTCCGTATGCTGCAAATGAGAATGGTCAGCCTTGTGAAATCGCCCCACGTCAAAATAATTCGCCATGAAAAACCGGTACCGGAATTCACATTGCACAGCGTCAGTGAACGCTTTTATACCGATTCAGTGCTGAGGGCCAAAAAACTGAAAGTGGGAGATTCTGATGCGAACTAATAGAGTCCGAAACAAGTTTGTGTATAAAAAAATAGGTATGAAATATATGCATCGAACATTCCCGACAATGCCGCCAAACACGAAGTTTTTGTTTTGGAACTCAGGTGATTATTACGGTAGGAAATACAGGCGGCGTTGCTGATGAATAGGGCAGGAAAGGCTGATAATCCTATTTTTTATGTGGCTATATCTACTATTTAGAATGTGAAACTTTACTTAACTAATATTCATGTGGAATCGCTTGAATCAGGTCCCTTATATGGGTTTTGTATGTCATGAAGGTGTTAGCTTAATGATTACTATAGAAAACTTGATTCAACATTTACCAACGGATGGCCGAACTGTAATTCATTGTGAAAAGGGTAAGATAATAAGTATTGAACAATTAAGACCGGATCAGTTTATAGCAACGCTGCCAGCCTTTATCGAGATGGCAGAAAGAGCGGGGTATATCATTACAATCCCTGATATTTAACGGTATAATAACCAAGTCAGCCTGAACAACTGACAACCTAAGTTGTTGTTGTGTCATCACCCTTGGGGGCAAGATGGCACAACTTTCATTTATCAAATCTGGCAATGAGACACTGACACCGGCCACGCCCGATGTTAGGGATTTTCTGCATTATAAAGTCAAGCTGGGGGCTATTCTCACCGCTGATTTTAAGCAGGTTCGCAATCCAAAGTTTCACCGTAAATACTTCTCTTTATTGAATCTGGGGTTTGATTACTGGACACCCTCCGGTGGCACCATTTCGCCTGAAGAAAAGAAACTGGTGCGCGGCTATGTAAACTATTTGGCAGAATATGCCGGTCATAGCGATACGCTGGAAGAATTAGCCCGTCAGTACCTCGATACCCTGGCAGAACAGCGGGCCGACCGTGTAACCCTGCTTAAATCCTTTGATGCTTTTCGCCGCTGGACAACCATTCAAGCTGGTTATTACGCCATTATTCAAATGCCGGATGGCTCGCAATTTAAAGAGCCTAAATCGATCTCTTTTGCCTCGATGGACGATACCGAATTCTCCGAACTCTACAAAGCCACCCTTGATGTGCTTTGGCAATTTATCCTGAACAAAACCTTCAGTACGCCAGCTGCCGCAGAAAACGCCGCTAGCCAGCTATTAAGTTATGCGTAGGGGGATTTGTGGCTAATTTACGCAAAGAGGCAAGGGGCCGTGAGTGTCAGATAAGAATCCCCGGCATATGTAACGGCAACTCTGAAACCGTGGTTCTGGCTCATTACCGGCTAGCGGGAACCTGTGGCACTGCCATCAAACCACCCGATGAGCAGGGGGCTTGGGGATGCGGTGCATGTCACGACGAGTGTGACCGACGCACCCGTTTAATTGATAGTGACACCGCTCGCCTGTATCACGCCGAGGGCGTTATGCGCACCCAGTATATTTTACGAAAGGAAGGGAAGTTATGAGAGCCGCACCGCAAAGCCTGCCGTCAGAGCAGGAAAAACCAATGCTGGATATTCAATATCTATTGGAGCTTTGGGGAGCATGGGCCGCTAATGATAATAGCCAGGTAGATTGGCAACCTATTGCCGCAGGCTTTAAGGGGCTGCTCCCCTATACCAACAAATCACGGCCACAGTGCTGTGATGATGACGGCATTATGATTGATGGCTGTGTGGCGCGATTGAAAAAGTATAAACCAGAAGAGTATGAACTGGTGATTTTGCACTATGTATACGGTGTTTCGCTGCGAATGATAGCGAAAAGGCGTAAGTGCTCAGATGGGACAATCAGAAAAGAGATGCAAACGGCGCAGGGATTCATAGCCGGCTGTATATGCATGCTAGCTATAGATCAAATCTATTCAATAAGTTAAAGTTTGTTGTAACAATTATACAGTTATTCATGGTGTCGGTATCGATGTTTTGGCTAGTTTTGTATATAATACTCAGTCTTAACTTGGAGATTGGTGTGAACATACAAGCAGTTGATATTTTTTGTGGGGCTGGTGGACTGACTTATGGCCTAAACAAGTCAGGTATTAATGTTACTCATGGAGTTGATTTTGATGAGTATTGTCGTTTTCCTATTGAAGAAAATAACAGCAATACCAAGTTTGTACATAAATCAGTTACAGAGTTGACTGAGGACGAAGTTGACTCAATGTTTGTCGCAGGTAATATTCGCCTTATTGCTGGTTGTGCACCATGCCAACCTTTTTCCAAATATAGTAACTTGAAAAATAAGAAAGAAGATGACAAATGGAAGTTACTATCTGAATTTGAACGGTTAGTTATTTCTATAAAACCTGAACTTGTTACGATGGAGAATGTTCCTCAGCTCAAAGATCAGACTATATTTAAAGCATTCGTAGATAATTTAGAGGTCAATGGTTATTTTGTTTGGTATAAAGTAGTCAATTGCTCACTATATGGACTTCCGCAGAATAGAAAACGCTTAATATTACTAGCTTCATTGTTAGGGGCGATAGAGATTGAAGAACCAGATATCGAAAACATAGTTACTGTACGAGATGCTATTGGAAGCCTACCTCCAATACCCGCAGGTTCTATTAACCAGCAAGATCCAATGCATCGTGCGCCAGCTTTAAAATCCATAAATTTAAAGCGAATCCAAGCATCTAAAGCCGGAGGGACTTGGGATGATTGGCCTGAATATTTATTAGCTGATTGTCACAAAAAACAATCAGGCTCAACCTATAAAAGCGTATATGGTCGCATGAGTTGGGGGGATACAAGTCCAACTATAACGACACAATGCTATGGATATGGTAATGGTCGCTTTGGTCACCCTGAACAAGATCGTGCTATCACTTTACGCGAAGCAGCTATTATACAATCCTTTCCCAAAGATTATCAGTTTCTGAATCAAAAGGTTCCCTTCTCATTTAGAAAACTAGGGACGATGATTGGTAATGCGGTTCCTGTTAGGATTGGTGAAGTTATAGGTAGTACTTTTATCAAACACGTTGAATCGAAAGGTATCCATTCCTTGTAATATATTCTTCGGTGCATGTAATAATAAGAAGTAGATATTGATTAATATGGTTAATGCGCCGAATTACCTCTTCAATTGAATCATTTCTTCCTTTATTGGAGAAGCTTGTTACACCATGTGCAAGTTCATTCCTAATGTCTTTTAATGTATCTAGGTCTATACCATTCCTGCATTCAGGTGAGTTAGTTAGTGTGATATCATATGCTTTTGATATTTTATTTATAACTTCTTTTGATACATTCCCATTAAATTCTTTCCTCAGATTTAGAGAGGCTTGAATTATTTTGTCTGATATTTCCCCTCCGACTTTACTAAAAAATGCTTTTCCATTTTCATTGTCTTTAATGCATCTATCTAAGATATTTATTTGAATCTTTTCTTTTAAAGAAGAGTAGTTGACGTTGTTATCAGAAATATGGTCATATATTCCCTCTATACATCCACGAGCAACGCTCTCAACAAGATTGTAGCTCATTAAGTGAAGTGCTGATTTAAGTATATTTATTCTTTTTTCAATTAAATCATGGTCTTGATTTGATTCTTCAGATTGGAGTCTCAATCTTTCTTCTTCTAAAGAATTTATAAGGGAAATAATATTAAACATATCATTTTCCCTTTCGTTATATTCATCCCTTACATTTATTAAGCTCATGAATTTAGCCCAATAGCTTATTTTTAACATAGTTAATACGATTATTTAGTTGCGTAGTATTATTTGCACTATCTGCTGTAACAATACTTTCAAACTCTGGTGAGAATAACCAATTAGCGATAGGCTCAGCAGGGGTTAATAGTTCATTATTTTCCTTTAAGGCTGCTGCAGTTCCAACTGCAATAGCTTCATAACGGGCTCGAGGTGTTGTTTTACTTGTTATCGTTTTTTTAAAGCCTATAGGAAAGTGAGTTTCTACGAAGTCCAGCATGTTATTAAACTGTTTTAGGTAGTCTTGCACGGTAATATCATCACCTTCTTCTGCTTTCTTGTTTAAATATTCATCTAAGAAAGGAGTGACGTATCCTTTATAACTATCAATATCATTTAAATATGCAAAGAATCTTAATACAAGCTCTCTATGATCTCCGCTGGATCTTTTCTTATCAGATAATGGAGCAAGTTCGTTAAATTTATCATTTAATGAACAAGGAATTAAAACATCTTTATAAAAGCGTGACGTTGCAGCATCTGAACCATGCCTTACTTCCATTGATTCAAGTCTTTTTACTCCAGAGTTAATCCGCTCAAAGAGGTCTCTTCTGTGCTCTTCTTTAACATCACCCTTTAATTCAACTAAACGAAGTGACTCTCTTAATAAACGACGTTGTCTTCCCGCAGACAAATCCGAAAACTTAAAACCCTCTAATATTTTTAATTCCTTAAGCTCTTCCAGCTCAAATTGATCTCTCCAGAAATTATATAAAGCTCTAATCCTTTGTGAACCATCAACTATTTCTACTCGCCCATCTTTTTCAGGATCTTCATTTATAACATCAGCTATATATAAGTAAGGTATAGGGAACTCTAGAAAGATACTTTCAATAAATCTAGATGCTATTTTTATTGGCCATTTATAGTCACGCTGGTAATCAGGAACAAAAAGTTCATTTTTATCTGTTTCTATATTTTCAGCATACTTTTGAAGAACCGTTTCAATAGACCACTCTCTTACATTATAGGTTATATTTCTTTGAGCTAAACGAATTTCGTTTTCTGCTTGCTGAGTAAACGTAGCTATTTCAGCCGCTTTTCTGGCTTTGTCTGCCGGATCTGTTAGCGCAGCAAGCTGAGCTTTCAATTCACGAATCCCCATGATTTTTAACCTTTAGTTAAATTTTTTCTAGTATATAGAAAAAGCTAACGCGTACGCAAAAATGTTTGTATTCTGATAAGAGTGGTTACTTAGTCACGTAGCTTACACAATTCAAAAAACCTCGCTTTTTTGCGGGGTTTTGTCGTTTTTGCGCCAAAATAATCTGCAATAAGTATGATTATCATGTGATTGTGGCGCATTTTCTTTTCGCTTCATACCCAACCCATCAGGGAGGGGGAGACTATGAAAATGAGCAATATAACAACAGCGGTCTCCTATACCGTGTCGGGTGGTAGTTTCATTTTTTGGGTTAAAGAGCTGATAGGTGGATTCACACCTGATGAGTGGACGGTAATTGGCGTACTTGGTTCGTTATTTTTTATGGCCCTGACATTCATGCTTAATGCTGGCGTCAAAATTTGGGATCGTCGCCACGGCTATAAACCGGATGGTGAGTGATGGCCTCGACCAAAAGCAAATTAAGCGCGGCTGTCCTAGCTCTGATTATGGTCGCAGCACCAGCCACCATAATTCTTGATCAGCTTTTGGATGAGAAAGAGGGTAACCGGCTGGTAGCTTATCCAGATGGAAAGGGGATTTGGACTGTTTGCCGTGGTGCAACTCAAGTTGATGGCAAACCGGTAGTGAAAGGGATGAAGTTATCAGCAGACAAGTGCGCTGCGGTGAATCAGCTGGAGGCTGACAAGGCCATCAACTGGGTAAAGAAAAATGTCCGGGTACCGCTGACTGAACCACAGATTGCTGGTATCGCTTCGTTTTGCCCCTATAACATTGGCCCGAGTAAATGTTTCACCTCCACGTTCTATAAAAAACTCAACGCTGGCGACCGTAAAGGTGCATGCGCTGAAATCAAACGCTGGGTATATGACGGCGGCAAGGATTGCAATATCCGCTCAAATAACTGTTACGGGCAGATAGAACGCCGCGCACAGGAAAGCGAACTGACCTGTTGGGGGCTGGATGAATAAGGCCATTGGAATAGCCATTGCTGTGCTGGTTGTTATTGTGTCGGCTCTGTTCTTTAACAGTTATCGACTCTCAAATGATATCCAAAAAGCGGAAAAAGCGCTGAGTGATGAGCAAGCCACAAACACAGCACTGGGCAACATCATCGATGCATACCAGGTGAATGAAGCCGCCAACCGAGCAGCCACAACCCGTCAGCTTGAGAACGAAAGGAAACTACGCAATGAAAGTGAAGACCGGCTTAAGCGGTTTCTGGCAGCGTCGTCAGATGATAAATGTGCTATTCAGCGCATGCCTGACGCTAACATTAACATCTTGCGTGAGTAAGTCGGTACCACGTCCACCAGCAACCTGTCCCGTATTGTTACCGCCAGAATCTGCATTAACTGAGTGCGAAGTACCGGAGTTCGTTGGGACCACTTGGGGCGATAGTGGGTTGTATGCACTAGCCCTCAAACGTGAGCTACGAATCTGTAAAGGTCGGCTCGATGAAATCATTAACTGGCGACAGAACGCCAATTAATGAAAAGATACTATTTCGCTTTGATAGACAATTTTTCACATGTCAGATTAGCTGAAACCAATTGGTCCAAAGCTACAAATAAAGTGGATTGCGACATCCATATTCCAAAACCAACCAATACCCATAGAATGATAAAGGTGGCTCGGTTTTTGGGTTTTAAAGTGTCGTTTAAACGTATCGCTATATCAAGTGCACAACATACCATTAATGAAATACCGAGGAAAACTGCAATATTCTCAATCCCATTACTGGATGCAGGATAGAGACAAGACAGTCTAATATTCATCAAGAATACGATAGTTATAACTACAAAATAACTTGCGATACTGGCGCATGATTGAGTTATTAATTTGCTAAAGGATCTGATGTTTTCGATGGTCATTAACTTGCGAAGGCATCTGATATTTTTGAAAATTATCTCTTTTATTTTCATGTGATTTCCCTATCTCTAACAGAGTAATGATATTTATTGCATTACAGATGGCATTCACTGAGTGCCATCTGTAATGCGCAAACAAAGCCATCAGTAACACCTTCTGCTCACCCTGAGCATGGTTGCTGGTGGTTTTTTTATTTAGGAAGGTGGGCGACCGCTGGTAGTTGTAGCTACTAACGGCCATTCATACCCACAGGTAAGGTCATGAGTACGAACCAAGGCCCACTTGCTCTCGAGAGCAGGGTCATAATAGTTGGAACATGCAAAATGACCATAGTAAAAAATCAGAATAAATTAGAGATAGCCTATAAATCACTCAGTTCGTTGATTGTTTACGCAAAAAATGCCAGAACACACTCCGTTGAGCAGGTAGATGAAATTGCGGCGAGCATTAAACAGTTTGGTTGGACAAACCCAATTCTTATTGATGAACGGGGTGAGGTAATCGCGGGTCATGGTCGCTTATTGGCAGCGGAACAGTTGGGTATTGAACAAGTTCCTACCATCACATTATCTGGGTTAACGGAGTCTGAGAAAAAAGCCTATCGTCTTGCTGACAATAAATTGCCGCTGAATGCCGGATGGGATCAGGATCTCTTAACTTTGGAATTAAGTGATTTATTGGCAGAAAATTTTGACCTTGGTCTAACCGGATTTTCGTCGGAAGAAATCGATCAAATGTTGAATGTCGATTTTCTGCCTGGTAACGAAGATGATCAGGGAAAGCTCGATCACCTAGATGCCAAGCTCTGCCCACACTGTGGGGGTTTCCTATGACAGCACTCACCGTTGATTGGGCAACCCATCAGGCTGCCAGCTTTGCCTGCCTCAACTGGCATTATGCCAAAGCGGTACCAGTCGGAAAATTGGTAAAAGTGGGTGCGTGGGAAGATGGAAAATTTATTGGTGTCGTTATTTTTAGCCGCGGCGCTAATAACCATATCGGGCAGCCATACAGTTTACAGCAGGATCAAGTTTGCGAACTTACCCGCGTAGCGTTACGTCAGCATATATCCCCAGTTAGTCAGATATTGGCTAAAGCGATTAAATTTCTTGCTGATGTTTGCCCTGGTCTGCGGCTAATCGTCTCCTATGCAGATAAAGACCAAAATCATCATGGCGGAATTTATCAGGCTACCAATTGGATATATGAGGGACTATTTGGTGCCGGAACGGTGGGTGCATTCATTATAAAGGGTAAGAAAACCCACCCGCGCAGTGTTTCTGCCAAAGGGGTAAAGCAAAACCTTGAATCAATTCGCCAGCATTTAGACCCCAACGCCCAAGAGTTTAAAACGTCAGGAAAGCATAAATACCTGATGCCCCTCGACAAGAAAATGAAAAAAATCCTGATTTCACGTCATAAACCCTATCCCAAGAGGGCCTGACGATGGATAAGCCGACGCTAGATAAGGTGGAGGCATTGGCAGGGCGTGGATTAACGGAACAGCAGATAGCCGACACACTGGAAATCGACATTGATAATTTAAGAAGAGATAAATCAGCAATCTCACTTTACCGGCTGGCTGTTCGCCGGGGAAAAGCCAAAGGGATAGCGGATATATCCAATTCTCTGTTTATCAAAGCCAAGAAAGGCGACACGCGAGCCATGATTTTCTTGCTGGAGCATTTAAAACCAAAATGTGAGTAAAAAATGAAAAAGCCGGATTGGGAGGCGATAAAGCGCGAATACTGTGCCGGACAACTTTCAATTCGCGCGTTAGCTGAAAAGTACGGTGTAAGTGATACCGCAGTACGGAAGAGGGCTAAAGCTGATGCTTGGCCTAAGCCCGAAAAGGTTTGCAAAACAGGTTCGCATAATTCCGGTGCGAACCTGCGAACCAAAGATAAAAAATCAATTTCTCCGATTGAAAACCAAATCGATTCAAATTGCTCACCAATTGAAAATCAAATTGAAGAAAGCCGCTCTATCGCCAGTAGATACGGGCTTAACGATATGCAGGCGAAATTTGTCAGTGAGTATTTAATTGATTTGGATAAGACGGCGGCATATAAACGGGCCGGATATAAATGCGAGGGATTAACCGGTGCTGCTGCTGCCCGTCGGTTGTATCGCCATGTATCGGTAAACAAAGCCATACGCGATGCGATGGAAGCCAGAGAACAACGGACACATATCACGCAAGATGCTGTTTTAAATTGGTGGTGGGATATTGCCACGGCCAACGCCAACGAAATTTCAGAATTTCGCCGTTTATGCTGCCGTCACTGCTGGGGGATTGAAAATAAATATCAGTGGATGAACGAGCAGGAATATCAGGAAGAGTCAGAGAAAAGAACCAATAACGGTAAACCTGCGCCATTGGATGATGGTGGCTATGGTTTTGACAGTACGCTCGATCCCAATCCAGATTGCCCACGTTGTAATGGTGAGGGGCAAGGCAGGGCGCATTTTCATGATTCGCGGGATTTATCAGTTTCGGCCCGTCGCCTTTATGCCGGTGTTAAGCAGGGCAAGTTTGGCTTAGAAGTCATTACCCGTAATCAGGATGACGCGCTAAAAATGGTTGGGCAGCATTTGGGTATGTTGAAAAATAAAACCGAAATCAGCGGTCCTGATGGCGGTGCCATTAATCAGGTGAATTACACGCCGGAAGATTATGCGAAAGCTCAACAGATTTTAGAGGATAAATTGCCAGATCTGGATTGAGTAATAAATACGAGCTATAGGACGTGATTTATGAGCGATATTCTCGAATGGGAAAATCTGGATTTCCCGTCGCGTGTCGCCCTGAAATCCCGATCGGAAAAGTCTTTTCTTAATTTCACCCGCATTTGGTTTGAGCTGTTGCAGAGTGACCGGTTACTGGTGAACTGGCATCATAAAATGATGGCCGCAAAGCTGGATGATTTGGTCAATAACCGGCTTCAACCGCGTAACCTGATTGTGAACGTGCCGCCAGGCGGGACTAAAACTGAGTTTATTTCGGTTCATTTGCCAGCCTATATCAATATGTTGGTGCAGACTGGCCAGTTACGGCGCTTTCGTAACCTCAATGTGTCGTTTGCTGACACACTGGTAAAGCGCAATAGCCGCCGCACCCGCGATATTATCGCCAGCCCTGAGTATCAATCACTGTGGCCTTGCCGCTTTGGTATTAATCAGGCGGAAGAGTGGGAAATTGTTAATAGTCGGGGCCGAATGGTAGGGCAGACGGTTTCTCGCTCCAGCGGTGGGCAATTAACCGGTGGTCGTGCGGGGTTCCCCGGCCCTGATTTTTCCGGCTTTGTTGGGCTGGATGATTACAATAAACCCGAAGATATGTTTTCGGCCACCAAACGGGCCAGCGCTAACCGTATCTTGGTGAACACCATCCGCTCACGGCGCGGTGATAAGAGCAAAGAGCATCCAACCCCGTTTGTTTCTATCCAGCAGCGACTTCATACCGACGACGCCACCGGATTTATGTTGTCCGGTAAGATGGGGGTGGATTTTCATCACATCACCATTCCGGCGTTGGTCAGTGAAGAATACATCGATGCATTGCCTGAGCCGTGGCGCTCACAATGCTGGTTCTCGGTTAAAAATAGCGAAAGGGTGGTGGTCGGCGGTGTTCGTTATTGGTCTTACTGGCCGGTAAACGAGTATGTCGGTGATTTGTTGCGTCTGTGGGAAAGCGACGAATACACTTTCATGTCGCAATATATGCAGCGCCCACGCGCACTGACCGGTGGGTTAATCGATACTGATTGGTTTAAACGCTACACCCATTTACCCCCGCTGACTCACCGCGCCGTTTATGTTGATACCAACTCCGGCAAAATTGAAGATTATAACGATTACACCGTCTTTACCCTGGTGGGGATGGGGGTTAATGGCAATCTCTACATTATTGACAGTGTGCGTGGCCGCTGGGACCCGGAGGACTTACTGACCACCGCCCAAGACTTATGGGAGAAATGGCGGCCTTATAACCCGAAACGCCCCGCGCCATTACGCCATATGGGGATTGAGGATAAGCAAGCTGGGCAAGGTCTGATTACCACACTAGTCAAACGTAAAAGTATTCCCATTTTAACTATTCCCCGCGGTTCGGGCCAAAACAAGCTGATCCGCTGCCTGAATACCATTCCGCAAATGAAAACCGGCTGTGTCTATCTTCCTGCACTGATGACTGACGACGGTCAAAAAATTCCGCAGGTTTATTACTGGGATGGCGCGGTGGCTGCATCGACTGATTGGGTGATACCTGCACTGACGGAATGCGCTGATTTCTCAGCGGATGACAGCCATAAAAACGACGACATCCTCGATACAATCATGGATTCGATAGAGATCGAATTAATTGCTGGTGGCAGCATCAGTTATGACAAGTGGGTTTAACGATGAGTGAAACACTGGATTTTGGCGGTAAACCCCGCATTCGCCTGACTGCTGATGGTTTGTCGAATGTAATGACGGGCATGGGTACCGACCGTGACCGGCGTATGTATAGCCGCTTTGTGTATGGCGCGATGCAAGATTTTGCCGAGTTGGAGGCAGCTTATACCGAAAACTGGATTGCCCGTTCGATTATTGATATTCCGGTTGATGATGCCACTCGCGAATGGCGCTCATTTCCGTCAGATGATGCTACCGCACTACGCAATGCTGAAAACCAGTTCAATATTCAAGGGGTCACCCAAGAGTCCTTTAAATGGGCCGGATTGTATGGCGGGGCGGGGGTATTGATGCTGACCGACCAAGACCTGTCTCATGAATTGGAATTAAAGAATATTAAAAAAGGCTCACTTAAGCGCTTGCTGGTACTGGACCGCATGCTGATCAATGGGCAGCAATACAACGTTTCTAACCCACTGTCTGAGAACTTTATGCAGCCGGATTACTACCTGGTAAACGGCGGTCAGCAGAAAATCCATTTCAGCCATTTTGTTCGTGCGCCCGGTGCTGCCTTGCCGATGCGGTTACGCATGATTAACGGTGGTTGGGATGATAGCCGTTTGAGGCGCTGTCTTGAGGATGTGAAAGATGCCGTCGCCGCCAAAGGGGGGATTTCTTCGCTAATTCTGGAAGCCAATATCGACATCATCAGCAAAGAAAATTTAGCCACTGACTTAGCATCTGGCGATATGGATGAAGCCATAGCCAAACGCTACAACACTTTTGGCATGATGAAATCGCTATTTCGGCTGGCGCTGCTGGATTCCAAAGAGAGCTTTGATCGCAAGCAAATCTCATTCGGCGGCTTGGGAGAAGTGTTGGCGGTACTAATGGAGTGGACGGCGGGCGCATCCGGTATTCCGATGACACGCATATTCGGCGTGCAGGCCAAAGGATTAGGGGATTCCGGGCAAGGCGACCAGAACAATTATTTCAGCACCATCAAGGGGGATCAGGAGGCGAAATACCGCCCATTTTTGAAAAAGCTGGATGAGGTGCTGGTACGTTCGACCCTTGGCACCATGCCAAATGGTCTGGATTTTACTTTTGCGCCACTGTCGCAACCGACCGATAGCGAGATATCGGCCCAGCGACTGGCTGATGCACAGGCTGATGATATTCGCCTCCAGCAAAAAGTGGTGTTGCCGTCGCAAGTGGCCCGTAAGCTGATGGAGCAAGGGGTTTATGGTATTCAAGAAGATGACATCACCCGACTTGAAGATGATGAGTCAGCCGAGCGGCAAGGTGATTATCAATTCCGGCTTGGCAACACTGCAGGCGATGATAAAAAACCAGCCGCCGCGTCGGAGGGCGCAACTCAGGCCAGTTAAACTGACAGATGAAACCGAACGTTATTATCGTGCTCAGTTACGTGAAATGGTTCGGTTGATGGCGCAGTCGATTGATGAAGTATTAACACCGGTTCTGCACCGTAATTACACCGCTGATAGTTATCTGGTCGATATCATCAAACAGTCAATTAGGCAGGCTGCTGACAAATTCAATAGCTCGGTGATGGGCCGTCAGGCTGACCGATTAGCCCAACGCGTGGTGAGTCGCGCAGAATCTGAAAGCTCTGCGGCATTTGTTGAGCAAATTAATCGCGCTATCGGTATTGATATGACCTCATTAATGGTCAATGAATCATTAGTGGATTATTTCGATGCCTCGGTCGAAAGCAATGTCGCTCTGATTAAGTCGCTGTCAGCTGATTATTTCGATGATATTCAGCGCGAAGTGATGGATAGCATCATGCGCGGTGACTCGCTCAGCACCATGGTCAGAACTCTCCAGCAAGTGACCGGAGCCAGCTATCAGCGTGCGCATCTTATTTCCCGCGACCAAACCGCCAAAATCCGCAGTGATATTACTCACACTCGGCAGGTCGGCGCGGGAATTAACCGTTTTCGCTGGTCTACCTCGCAAGATGTACGTGTGTCCGGTAATCCCGCCGGTAAATACCCACGGGCCAAAATCAAATGCTTTGAAATTTCCCGCAGCAATGTGGGTTATGGCGCGGGTATTTATCTTTGGTCGCGGGGCGCGGCTTATCACGGCGAAAGCGGATTATTCCCCGGCAGAGCCCATATTGGCTGCCGCTGCCACGCTATCCCCCAAATCAAGGGGCTTGATTACTAACAGGATATATTATGCGGATCACTGTTCGTGACCGCGTGTCCTTTCCGATTAATTCCCAACGAGAAATGACTCCTGAGGGCTATTTAAAAGTCCCCGGGCGGGTTGCGCGCGTCGGTGTGCAGCAATATCTCGCCTCTGAATTGGGATTAAAAGACAGGCCACCCGGTCAAATCGTCAATGTGTACCGGCCACCGGCGGAGGTATTTGATCCGGTTAGTCTGGCCAGTTATGACAATAAAGACGTCACCATTGATCACCCTGATGATTTGGTGAATGCCCAAACCTTTAAGCAAGTCACCGCAGGCCATGCTATTTCGCCAGGGCGACAGGATAGCGATGACCCTGATTATGTGGTGGTCGATCTGCTGATTAAAGATCAGTACGCCATTGATGCCATCAACCAAAATAAAGAGGAATTATCCGCCGGTTACACCTCTGAATACCGTTATGCCCCCGGTATCGCGCCCTGCGGTACTGCCTACGAATTTATTCAATGCACCATCACCATCAACCATATCGCACTGTGTGATCAGGCCAGAGCCGGACACCTGGCGCGGTTATTTGACCGTAAACCCAAGGGAGTACCCCCCATGTATAAAGTTGTGCTGGATTCCGGCGTGCGCGTAGAGGTGGCTGACGAAGCGACCCAGCAGCTGATCCAATCATCGATGGATGCGCTAAAAAAACGTGTTAGCGACGCAGAGGAAGGGCAGGAAAAAGCCGAAGCCGCCAAGGATGAAGCTGAACAGAAAAAAGAGGAGGCCGAAGCCAAAGCCGATGCCAAAGATGAAGAAATCGAGGCATTAAAAGAAAAATCGTCTGAGGATGCGATTTCGAAGCGGCTGGCCGATGTGGTGGCAGCGCGTGACTCTGCTATCAAAATTGCCGGTGCAGAATTTAGCTGTGACGCGGTAGATCCGCTGAAAATCAAACGTGCCGCGCTGGACAGTGCCGGGATCAAATGCCGCAAATACCCCTCATGGGATAAAGCGCCGGATGCTTACCTGGCAGCTTATTTCGACGCCGAAGAAGAGCGGCGAGAAAGCGAGGATGACGATGATCCTGATGATAAAAATGAGGTTAATGACTCCATCATCAATTTGGGTCGCGATATGAAGAAAGTCAAAACCGGCGATGCACAAACTACCCGTGACAGTGTGCGCCAAAGCTGGCTGGACAAACGTTATGGCAAACAAGCGGAGAATAAATAATGGCGATTGCTCAGAGTGAATTCACCAAATGGCGCGGTAAAGCCTACGAGGGCCAAATTTCAACCACGGATGTTTGTGAAGTGGTCTCGCGTCGGGTGGAAACCAAAATGGTGTCATTTGGTCGTGCGGTGATGCGTGGGGTGGGCGCGCGTTCTTGTGCACCGGTCACGCCGACCACTACCGCCGCCCAGATCATCGGTTTTACTGTGCGCTCAATGGCGGTATTCAGCAACAGCGTGCCGACCAATCCGCCAGATTATGAAGTGGGTTATGAGGTCGATCATGTGGCGTCAATACTGCGCCGTGGGCCGATGTTTGCTTTGTGTGTTGATGGTGCCAGCGCCGGTGACACGGTAACCGTGATTACGGCGACAGGTGCGAATCAGGGGCGGTTAACCGCAGGCAGTACTGGGGTTGAGTTGGATTTTGTCCGCTGGGTTGATGATGTAGTGGCCGGTGAAGTGGGCGAGATTCGCGTTGATGGCATTTTAGCGTCAACCGGCGTTCCTACCCCAGCGCCTGATAGCGGCGAGTAAAATTAAAGGAAAACATGTATGAAACGAAGTGTATTTGACGTCAGCCCAGTATCGGCGCTCTCTTTTCTGGTGCAACAGGCCGCCCATATTGAATCGGAAATTTACCGGCTGGAATATCCGCAGTTTAAGTACAGCACATTGCTGCCGCTGGATAACAGTGCGCCCGACTGGGTAAAAGTGGTGGCGTTCCGCTCGATTGATGCCCGTGGTGAGTTACAGATATTTGGCCCGAACTCGACTGATGTGCCGACCGTAGATATCGCCATGAATCAGGGCTTTCATGAGATCAAAACCGCTGCACTGGGTTACACCTACTCCATTGAGGAGATCGGTTTTGCCATGCTCAATAACGTCAATCTGGATGCTGAGCGCGGTCAGGCGGTGCGAGATGTGGTTGAACAAGGTCTGAATAAGATTTACTTGCTCGGTCACAGCGATATTGGCGAGGGGCTATATACCAGTTCCAATGTGGGGGTTGAGGCGGCTCCGGCGACCTTAGTCGAGTTGGTGGCTGCTATCCCTACCAAGGGTACCCAACCGATCCTTGATTTCTTTGGTGCCGCTTATAACCAGGTGTACCTGAAGAATACCGTCACGGTTCACCGCCCTAATGGCTTTGTTCTGCCCTCGGAACAACATCAATTATTGATGCGCACCCTGTTATCAACCCATAACGCTTCAAATGTCACCTTGCTGGAATTCCTGCGCACCAACTTCAAAGATATGGATTTTGATGATGATGTCTTGCTGGCCGGAGCCGGGGCAGCGAAGAAAGATCGCCTGGTGGTGTACAAAAAAGATATGCGAGTAGTGAAAGGCCACGATGTGATGCCGCTGCGCTTCCTCGCACCAGCCACGCCAGACAACGTTAATTTCAAAGTGCCAGCCGTTTTACGTACCGGTGGCACTGAATGGCGTATTCCTAAAGCCGCTCACTATGTCGATGGGGTTTAATCATGTTTGAACTCACTAACTTGCACACATCACCGCTGACGGTAACCGATGAGGAAACCGGCCAGCGCATCACGATTGCTGTTGGACATTCAGCGGCGATGAATGGCGATTTTGCGGATCACCTATTTACTCAGGCAGGCATGATGCGGGCCGAACAATTCGATGCGCCGCTTAATAGGCCTATTGATGATAGTGAGCTGGATATCACTGCGGTGCGCGATGAATATGAAAACTTATTCGGTAAAAAAGCCCCCTCGGCAGCTAAAGCGCCAACCTTGCAAAAGGCGATTGATAGCAAAAAAGCCGAGTTGGTGCAGAGCGATACTACCGAGCCGGAAACCTCAGCGGATGATACCGATAACATTGATGACCCGTCCGCGTGACGGTTTTTTGCTTTAGGGGGCGATGTGGATATTACTGCACAAATAGTGGCTGACTTTCGCGAGTATTACCCGGAGTTCAGCGATACCACCTTATGGGCTGAGCGCGAAGTGATTCAGGCATTGGAGGAGGGCGACTCGGAAACCGGCCAACGTTGGCTGAAATATCATGCTCGTCCGGCATCAATCAAAAAACGCGGCCTGTTTGCCTTTGCCGCCCACCGGCTGGTAATGCGCAAAAGGGCTATCAGTGGTGATGTTGGGGCGGCTTATGCCATCTCATCAAAATCGGTCGGTGATGAATCCACCTCTTTTGCGGTTCCGGCGGTGACTGCTGACGATCTCAATATCAATGGTGATTTACCACTGACCACCTACGGGGTGGAGTTCCTGCGCTTGCGCCGCCGAGCCGGTACCGGGGCCATGATGGTATGAAACTTCGGGCCGAAGTGCGGGGCGGGACAAAACTGGCGCAGAAATTGCGCCAGATCCATCAACGGGCAACCGCCAAACGTCGGGTGCTGGTGGGGCTGCCGGAGGGAGCTGGGGTGTATGAAGATGGTGTTCCCATTGTGGTGATTGGTGCGGTACAGGAATTTGGCTCCGCTGACGGGCGTATTCCTGAGCGCTCATTTCTGCGGGTTCCACTGCGACAAAATCAGGACAACATCAAAAAAGCCTTTCGTGTGCTGACGGCGCAGGTCACTCGTGGCGAAATCACGGCATTCCAAATGCTGGATCAGATTGGTGCGCGTGCGGTGGGTTATTGCCAGGAGGCGATCGAAGCCGGTATTCAGCCCAAAAATGCTGACGCCACCGTTGCAGCTAAAGGCTCGGCAACACCGCTTATCAGGCATGGTGATTTAAAAGGCGCACTGACTCATATCGTGGAGGATTAATCATGTTCGGTAATGGTCTGGATATGCACGGGCATATTGATGCCACCTTTAATTCGCCTATTGAGGGCGGTATTCGGTTGATTCGACCAACTGCCGGTGACTATAGCGGCCCCGGTGGTATTTGGCAGCAAGGGGAACCGCAGGTCATCGAATTGCAGAAGGTGAATGTGCAGTCAGCAAAATGGAAAGATATTCAAATGCTGATCGGCATGGGCGGCACGGCTAACCCGCAGGATCTGCGAGTGGTGCACATTAACGATGGTGTGCATTATCTCTGGCCTGATGACGAGGGGAAATTTAGCGATTTACTGGAATTCAGCGATGGGTTGGCAATGCGGCAATGGCGGGTAGTAGCTTGCGATAACCGGCCTTGGCGCAGCTTTTGCCGTGCCTTGGTTGAACGTTATCGAGGTACTGGCTGATGGAAACCATTGAAGAGATGTATCCGGTATTTCAGCAACTCATTTCACTCGCCGCTGTAGTCCCCCTCGACCGTGTTGTATTAGCCGATCAAGGTCGTAACCCACCGACTGGTAATAGCTTATATGCCACTTATAACCCGGTGCAGGTTCGAGCCTATGGGCAAATACGGCGCAAGCGCGAATTTATCCCGGCCATTGCTGAAACTGATCCGGCGCTAGCGGAGGATTGGCAAGACTTGCAAGAAACGTCCTGTACCTCAATGGAGTTTTTGCTGTCGGTGAATTTGCTCAATACGGGCGCGGCAACCGCTGCTATGCATTTAGCCAATGCCAATTTCCTGACGCCCGTCAGTGATTATCTGTTCCGTCACAAAATCGCCTGGCGTTTCTCCAGCAATTTCCGAAATTTCACCGGACTGTTACAAGCCGGACTACAGCCGCGCTATCAGGCTGATATCCATCTATTCATCGAAAAAACTGTGTCCTACGCGCTATTACGCGCCGCAGGGTTTGACATTCAAATTAGAGAAAGAGACAGCTCTTATGGCTTATCCGGTTGATAATATTATCCCCGTCAATCTTATTCTGACGGCGGCAGGGTTGGGCTACGGTGATTTTTCCAGTGCACTTACTTTTGCTGATCCGTCAGATTTAGTTGATGAGGGCGAGTTTGCTGCAGATTCATTCCGTGACTATGCCTCATTGCCAGAACTTGGCGCTGATTTCCAGACTGACAGTTCGATTTATTACATTGCCACCCGCTACTTTGCGCAAATTCCCAAGCCGCAACAAATTACCGTCTGGATGAAAAACGAAGAAAATTCACTGTTGGAAATTGTGAATAGCGCCACTGATCGTATTTGGCGTTATCACTACTTCTTTAAAGCCAGCGATTTAACCAGCAATGACATTATTCTTCAGTTGGCCGATTGGTCTGATGCCAATAGTCATCCGGTCTGGTGGACATTTAGCGCTAACGACATTGCAGACCAGAACAAAGTGGGGGATGTGGTATCACTGCTGAAAAGCAAAGGTAACCGTCATGTGTTTGCAGGCTATAAAACCGCTGAATCCGTCACTACTGACCCGAGCCAAGCCTATGCCATGGTGCAATTGGCGGCGGCGTTCCATAAATTCAGACCAACAGGGTTAAACACCGCTATTACCGGCGAGTATCAGGTGCTACCGGGTGTGATGGGCGATGATATGGCCACCAGTGCTTACAATGCCTTAAAAGCCAAAAACGCGGTGTTTTTCACTAAAATTGAACTGGCCGGGCAAATTGATAACAGCCGGGTGATCAACAGTAAATCGATGTCGTCCTATGGCGAGTTTATTGATGATGTAGTCAATCTGGATGTGTTGAAAAACCATATTCAGGTAGATGGCTACAACTACATTGCCAATGTCGGCACCAAGCGCGCACTGACACCACGCGACTATGACGGGTTGCTGTCTACGATTGCCGCTACCTGCAAACGCTTTTTCAATAATGGTGTGCTCGGTACTGGCTCTTATGTTGATCCTGACGATGGCGTAACGAAAGTGGCTGATTTTGGTTTTGTCATCCGTTCGCGCCCGGAAGATGTCCTTGCGCTGACCTCCGACCAACGCAAAAAGCGCGTTTACCCGTTAACCACCTTGTTAGTGATTTTAGGCCGTGCCGGTCATATCGCTGAAATCAATGCCACCGTGGAGTAATCCCTTATGACCATGCACAGATACGGCGCTGATGGCTCTAACCTCACCGTCTTTGGTATCCCGATTGATGATTTTGGTGATACCGATCCACCGATCACCATTGAAGATTTAGAACCTCGTGCCGCACTAAAACGCGGTATCGGCGGCACGTCAGTACGGCTGGACAATAAAACCCGCGCCAAACGCTTGACCATCAACCTGATCCCAGGCTCGGTGCAGGCGCGGCAGTTATTGGCGGTGGAAAAATCCGGTATTGATGCCACTTTTACCTTTTCACAGACCGGCACTGATGAACGCTTTGCCGGGTTCGACGGCATCATGACTAACCGTGGCTCAGCTACCCGAGCCGGGAAAAGCGGTGTATCGGATGAACAATTTATTTTTGAATTTGCTGACTCAGAGGAAACCTAATTATGGGGCGTCAAATTGAAGTTGTGATCGGCGATACCCTTTTTCGCGGGGCAACCTCACCGGCCAGAGATCAGGTGGAAATGCTGCAAATCGCGGCTAAGTCTGGTTTGTTACCGGCGATTAATCCCAATGTCACCGCAATGGGTATGGCAGCTAGTTTGGCCTCCGTCGATACGATGAGCTTAAACCGCTTGAAAGAGCTGTGTTTTAACAGCGGCAGCATCGTTCGCCAATCCGATAACATCCCGGTGGGCGAAAACCTGTTCCAAGATGAAGCCCATAATTACCTGGTATTGCTGGGGCAGGTACTGAGGGAAAATATCGGCCCTTTTTGGCAACTCAGCGGCGAGGGAAAAAACGCGGAAAACAATCCGCAGCCCCCTCCCGCGTAGACTGGTTTTTATGGCGACCTTGCGCCGGTGCCGGGCAACACTGCCCGCCACTGGCAAGATGGTCTGATATGTTGGATGGCACTTACACCATTGATGATGTGCAACTGATGCATGATGTGTTGGATGAGATTATGGAGGCTGCGAATAAAAGCAGGAATAGTTAATTACTCAATAGGTTAAAGGTATCTACCTTTTGTGTGGTTATTTGATAGATGGAATCTATTTGCAGGTAAACCTATATGCATATACTGTATTTAAATACAGTATTGTAATGTAACTGTTCAAATTTCCAGATAACCATTCTTTGAGCATGCGTATATTATGTTGCTATACAAAAATTTATGCATGCATAGGGATAATAATGAGCATCATAACTGTGGAAGCAAAAACAGATTTCTTACAAGTGGTATCTAAAGATAACCCTTATAATGCATTAGCAGAGATTGTCTGGAATGGTTTTGATGCGTCGTCTGATATTGTTAAAGTATTCACTAGAGAAAATGGCTTAGGTGCTCTAGAAAGTATTGAGGTACATGATGCTGGTACAGGTATTGATCCAGCGAAGCTAAAAGATTTTTTTGGTGGGTTAGGGGGATCATGGAAGAAACAGGCCAAAAAGCTCGGTAATAAAATTTTACATGGAGAGAAAGGGAGGGGGAGATTTAAAGCGTACGCAATTGGTGAGCGAGTCGAGTGGCAAACGAAGTTTAACAACAACTCTAATGTTATTGAGTATGTTATTAAAGGGGATGTTAACTCTATAGCTCAGGTTTTACCTTCAGTCCCTATTATCGCAAAAGGACAATCAGGAACGATAGTTACAATTTTAAACCCCATTCCTGAAGCATCAGTATTATTAAATCCTGATGTAAAAGAAAACTTGGCAAAAATATTCTGTTTCTTTTTAACAAAGTATCCGAAGAAGAAATTATTTATCAATAACATTGATATATCACCTTCATTAGCACAAAAAAACATTACAGAATATAATCTTGGTGATGTCTCTTTAGATAATGGAAAGAAGGTGGAATTAAAGATATCTATAATAGAGTGGCATAAAAAAGCTGAGAGAGTCATTAATTTTTGTGATGAAAATGGATTCTCTCTTGGTGAATATAAATTAGCTCAAAGAGTCAAAGCACCTAACTGTGATTTTTCTATTTATGCATCGTCCTCATATTTTAGTGAACTTAATGATGGCGGTGTTTTGGAAACAACTGAGTTAGATGTTAACACAAGGCATGTTGTTGAAATTATAATTGATAAAGCAAGAGAACATTTCCTACAAAAAACTCTTATTGATAAAAGTAGAATTGTTGAAGAGTGGAAAAGAGAAGACATTTACCCATATAATGATGAGTTACAATTTAATCCTGTAGAAGATGCGGAAAGAAAAGTATTCGACATATTAGCTGTTAATGTACAAAGCTATTTGAGTAAATTTGAAAAAGCAGACAAAAAGACAAAACAATTCACATTTAAGCTGCTAAAACAAGCAATTAAGGATAATCCTGATTCGGTTCAAAAAATTATTAGTGAAGTTCTAGGCTTAAAAAAACAAGAACAAGATGAATTGGCTTCTCTACTGGAAAAAACCACACTATCTACAATCATTAGTGCATCTAAAGCAGTCGCGAATCGTTTAGATTTTATTAAGGGGTTAGAACAGCTACTTTTTGATACTGAAACTAAAGACAAACTCTTAGAGAGAGATCAACTTCATAAAATTCTTGAGAAAGAAGCATGGATATTCCGGGAAGACTTTCATTTAACAGGAAGTGAAGAGAATTTAAATGAGGTGTTGAATAAACATTTGGATCTACTTGGTACCAGATGTAGTGATGATTCTAAAGTACTTAGGCCTGATGGTTCTTCGGGAAGAGTTGACCTGATGTTAAATAAGGCTCGAAAACCAAGTGAAGGGAAACTTGACCATCTTGTGGTAGAACTAAAACGTTCTTCTAAAAAGATTGATTCTTCAGTAATTGCACAAATAAAAAGTTATGCGTTTACTGTTGCTACAGATCCTCGTTTTGATAAAGCAAATACAAGCTGGACATTCATTGCAGTATCAAATGAATTCGATGCATTTGCAGTAGAAGAAGCAACTCAGGATGGTCGCGCGCGAGGTCTTATACATGACAAAGGCAACATTACTGTATGGATATATACTTGGTCTGAGCTTATTAATATGGCAAGGGCAAGATTGAACTTCTTCCAAAAACAACTTAATTATGAGGCAAATAGAGAAAGTGCTACTAGATATCTAATTGAAACGCATAATAAGTTCATTCCTACAGTAGATGAAAAGATGATGAAAAAGACAAAAAATCATGCCTAGTATTTTATCTAAATATTATTGATCAGTTTTTAACTGCCAAAGTAGTACATTTTAAGTACATACTAGACCCGCCATTGTGCGGGTTTTTTTACACCTAAAATATGAGGTTTCCATGTCAGAGACAATTGATTCTCTATTGGTTTCCCTTGGCCTGGAAACAGATGCAAAGAGCTTTCAAACAGCCAATGATGCCGTTAAAGGGATTAAAGACGGCATATTGCAACTGGCCGCCGCAGCCGGTACCGGTGTTGGGTTAAAAGCACTGACTGCTGATTTATCTGCCTCAGTATTAGAAATGGACAGGCTGAGTAAGATTACCAACTTTACCGTTAAGCAGATTGACGGCCTACGTTATGCGATGCGCAGTCTTGGTCTTAGTCCGGATGCGGCTAATCAGATTGTGCAGAAAATCCCTGACCTGCAACAGCGTGCCAGACAAGGGGAGTTAGGCGATAAAGCCTATTGGAATGGCGCGTTTAACCCGACGGAATTTGCCAATAAAACCGGTATGGACTCGCTCAAGTATCTTATAGATGCTTACGGCAAAATGGATAATGACCAGCGGCGAAATCTGCGTAGTGGAATTGGCAGCGGTGATAATGATCCTTTTACCCGCTTACTGGAAGGCGGCAGCAAGGGGCTTAATGGCTCACTGAAAAATTTTGAAGAGTTATATAAACCGCTCGATCCCAAGCTTATTGACTCAGCCAACGAGTTTAATAAAGAGATGGCGGATCTGGCGACTAACTTTGACAATCTGGCCCGTTCAATGGGGGGCGACTTACTGCCAATCATCAATGCGTTATTAGAAAGTATTAATCAGTTTATTAAAGAAAATCCCGAAGTCTCCAAAGCGATTTTGACTGCTGCCGGTTTGGCCGGTACCGCCGGTGCATTAAAGTTTGTCGGCGGCATGCTACCTGGCGGTGGTAAGCCACCCGCAGGTGCAGCTGGTGGGCGTGGCTGGTTGTCACGCTTGTTGGTCAATCCGGTCACTATCGGCGCGGCGGCGGCATTAACGCCCGGTAATATTTTTACCAGTGCCGACGATGCCAAAGCCATGAGTAATCCTGATGCGATAGGGCGGCAGAACTGGGCTAAAAATAACCCCGGCGTGCCTTACCCCAGTGATAGCAGCGACCTTAATAATCTGGTTGATGATCCCAACGTTCGCCAGTATCTGGAGGTGCTATCCAAAGCCGAGGGAACCGCCAGTTATGCTAATTCTGGCTATAACACGATGTTTGGCGGCGACCAATTCTATGACAGCAGCGACCACCCACGGCAATTAAAAGAGTTCACGCAAACGGACGGCACTAAAAATAAAACCTCGGCTGCCGGTCGTTATCAGTTCACCAGCGGCTCTTGGGATGATGCCGTCAAAGCGCTTAATTTGACCGACTTTTCACCACGCAGTCAGGATCTCGCCGCGTTGTTTCTTATTCAACGTGCCGGTCAGCTAGAAAATGTGACGAACGGGAATTTTGCTGATGCCACCAGCGGGCTTGGTGGTGTGTGGGCCTCGCTACCTTCATCAAATTACGCCCAGCCCAAACGTTCATGGGAAGAGATTCAGGGCTACAGCGACCGCCAAACCACCCCCATGCAATCAGTTGCCGCATCCCCGCCCCGTGGTGATGTCAGACTGGAACAACACAATATTATCAATGTGGGTACCGTGGGCGGTGATAGTGAATCCATCCGTGACGGGGTGCTACAGGCCACCACTCAACTGGCCCAGCAAGCGCGCGACATGATGCATACGGAGCACTACTGATGGCTATTACCGGACTATTTACCCGTAACCGACCGAAAATCGGCAATCTCTATTTTGATGCATTACTGGAAGAGTCGAGCGAGCTGCGTACTGATGTCAGTGAGTTCCCGCTGGAAGATGCCAATACCGCCCACGATAACGCGGTGACGCGCGCGTTGGCGCTAACCATGATTATCGGTGTGTCGGATAACTGGTTTCGTGAACTGCTGGCCCAGCAAGATAGCAGTATTGCCGGACTACTGGGGGCCGGAGCCAGTATCACTACTGGTATGGCGGCCAGTTTGCTTTCTGGCCGGGCGGCGGCGCTGGCAGGAGTGGCTGCTTCGGTTGGCACCAGTTTGTATTCCGGCAGCCTGGGATCACAATCGCGCTCAACCCGTTCGCAAAATTTACTCGAACAATTGCGTGAGTTGCAGCGCTCACATACGCCGTTCGAATTAGTGGCCAGCCGTGGGGCCGCCTATAAAAATTGCCTGATCACCAATACCCGCACCCAGTTGAAAAAAGAGAATGAGGGCGGGCTGGAGATTGTGGTTGAACTGTTACAGCTCAATATTATTTACGACACCGTTGCTGAAACCAATGACAACTTACCCTATGGCGATAGTGCTGCCACTCAGGGGCAACGTGAATACTCATTTGGTGAAGTTTTTGTCGAGGCCACGTAATGAAAGTTATCCCATTAAATAATGGTTACGCGGTGCAGCGTTTTCGAGTGCAATTAAATAATCACTATTTGGTTTTTCGTTTGCACTGGCTCACCCGTTTTAATTATTTCTGCGTCGATATTTATGAACAGGGCGAGCCGGTAGTTTTGGGGCGTGCTTTGCATATTGGCGTTAATTTATTGGCGGGACTCAATACCGATATTGGCCTACTGATATTAGCCGGGGAGACCCCGACCATCGCCAATCTTGGCATTAATAATCGCCTGACATGGTATCCCGATAATGAGTAGCTATTTTGGCCGCAATTACTTACTGACCATTACCCCAGTGAGTGGCGATGAACTTACCTATCAGCCGCCATTAGAGATCCGTTTTGCTGTCGATAATACCCCGCAGAATGTCGATGCTACTGCCAGAATCACCCTATACGGCATTTCAGCGCGCACCCGCGCCTTGATCCAGCGCTATGACGACAAAGAAAAACGTTATGGCAACCTGGTATTAAAAGCCGGTTATGGCGACAACATCGGCACGATATTCAGCGGACGCATTCACAATGTCGAAGTGGTCAAAGAGGGGGTAAATACCTGCCTGCGGTTATATTGCCGCACGATTGGGCTGGCATGGAATACCACGATATTTAAAACCTGGGGGGCGAATACTCCTGCTATTGAAATGCTCAAAGATGTCGCCGCGGCTTTTGGCCTTGATGTTGAAGTGATTGGTGACTTTTCCGACTTGCCGCGTTTTGCCACTTCCTATAATTCTGGTGGCCGCTTGTGTCGCGATATCCTCGATAGCGTAAAAGATGACTGGAAATATTACTGGATGATCACGCCATCACGGGTGCTATTAGCCAGAGAGGGAGCCGCGAGAAAATGGGCGACTCATGAGATCACCGCTAAAAATGGTATGGAAAGTGTCCCGCGTTGGTATCTCAGTACCATGGAAATTGACGTTAAAATGAATCATCAAATTCAGCCGGCCGATGTGATTAATGTTACGTCGAGTTTTTGGACGATTAATTTTAGCGGCATGTATAACACCGACCTCAATAATTTGGCGAATATTCAGCAGCAGACCGGCCAGTTTAATGTGCTGCGTACCTACCACGAAGGTACTTTATGGGGTGATACGTGGAAAACCACGCTGATTAGTCAATGGCGTATGCCCTGAGGTAATGATGATTGAGAGCAACCCGCTGTATAGCACCATGATGCTGCTCAAGCGCGATATGGTGCGTGACCTGATGATCGGCATGCCCGGCAAAGTCATTAGCTATAACGCCGATCAGCAACGCGCAGTGGTGGAGTGCGGCATTCAGCGCCATATCGGTGACGGTCAATTTAAGACACTCCCCGTTATTGAACATGTGCCAGTGCAATTTTCTGGTAGTGCCGAATGGACGGTTTTTCATGAATTACCCGCGGGTACCGAGGGCTATATTCATTTCAGCCAACGTTCTATTGACAATTGGCTCAGTCAGGGCGGGCCGGTAGCACCACTGGATGCACGGATGTTTAATCCGTCCGATGCTTTCTTTGCCCCTGGTTACCGCTCACAACAAACCGCGATTGCGGGCTTGCCGACCGAGGGGATTGGTTTAAGTAACAAAAGTGGCGGGGTGCGCATTCACCTTACTGATAGTGGAATGACTTTGACGGCTGGCGGTACCACATTGGCGCTTACCGAATCTGGCATGAGCTATAGCGGCCCAGAGTTTACCAATAATGGGCAAACCACCCTTAATGGCCGTACTGAGGTCACTCAAGGTGGCTTGGCGATTGGCGAGCTGGAAGTTGGCGACCACGACCACGGCGGCGTGCAACGCGGCAATGATCGCACTGATGGGCCGCAATAGCTCATTACCCTGATTGAATCCTACCTATTATCGCCCTGGCTTATGCCGGGGCTTTTTGTTTCCGGAGGCACTGTGATCCGCAATTTCCAAGATGGTGACATTGTTACCCACGGTAGCCAGTTTGCTAGCGGCAAAGAAGAAACCCGGCAAGCCATGATCTGCTGCCTGCGGTTATTTCTTGGCGAGTATTTTCTTGATGCCACCGAGGGAACGCCGTGGTTTCAAAGCATATTGGGCAAAACTTCACGCGACATTGCCGAAGCCAATATTAAACAGCGCTTATTGGCGGCCAAAGGCGTGCTGACTATTAACCGCTTTGAAATGGATCTCGATATGAAAAATCGCAAAATAACGATATTTGCCGCGGTGATTGATATTAATAACGACGCATTTGATTTCCTGTTCACTGAGGATCTTATCTAATGGCAACCATAAATCGTGACGGGGCCAGCGGCACCACGCTGAGTGAATATCTGGATACTATGCGCCAGCGCTATCTTGCTATTGATGACGGCTGGAATATTAATCCTGAATCACCAGATGGTCTGGCAATAGCGGTCTGGTGTGAGGCATTAGCCAATCTGGATGAAGCGGTAATTAATGCTTATCACGCCGCTGATCCCAACTCAGCGATTGACCAACAATTAGACCGCATTGCTGCGTTCGCTGGAATCAAACGCAAAAGTGCGACCTATTCAACCGCCACCGTTAATTTTCACGGTATCGCTTTTACTCCAATTAATGCCGGGACATTAATCAGAAATAGGGCGACTAATACCTTATGGGCGACCGATGGTGATGTTGTAACTGACGCGGTAGGGAATGCGACGGTGAATGTCACTTGTACGCTGGCAGGTGCGCAGGAGGCCAATAGTCATAATCTTACCATTATTGCCACACCGATCGGCGGCATTACGGCGGTGACAAATAACACTGCAGCGTCAATGGGATTGGATAAAGAAACTAATAACGCATTTCGCATCCGGCGCAATGAATCAGTAGCGTTACCTGGCTCCAATCAGATTGATAATATTTATGCGGTGCTGGTCAATATTGATGATGTTAAACGGGCGCGTATTTATGAAAATTTTGAGGATCAAGCCGACGAAAATGGGGTGCTCGGTCACTCAATGGCGATATTTGTTGATGGTGGCAGCATCGAGGATGTTATTAACAGCATTGCCATCAATAAAAACCCCGGTTGTGGGTTAAACCGTTATAACACTTTCCCCAATAAAATCTCGTTGGATACTGTTACCCCAAAAGGTAACCCGATCACCGTAACCTTTTTTCGCCCCCAACTAATACCGGTTTATGTACGGGTAGAGATCGCCAGTAATAGCGAATTCATTGACGAAGAGATTAAACAGGCGATTGTCGATTACAGCATTACCGGTTTTGATCAGACCAATGGCTTTTCTAAGTTGGGCTTTAAAATTGGTGAAAGTATTGGCGCGGGCCGTTTATTTACCCCAGTCAATTATTTGGTGGCCGGTAATGGCTTTGTGAATGCGATTACCGTTGGCACTGCTGTCGAGCAGGCCAATGAGAGTGCAGTGAGAATAGCCTTTAATCAGCTCGGGGTGTTCAGTACTGAGAATATCGAGGTGGTTTATGTATAACCACCGTAAAAAAGCGCTGTCACGGATTTACCTGCAATATAAAAATGCGCCGAAACTGCTTGAATGGATCAGTATTTTACCGGATATCAGCCAATCTTCACTGGAAGAGCAGATCACTAAAATTAATAACCTGTTGGATATTGATAATGCCGAGGGCGATCAACTGGATATCTGTGGCCGCATTGCCGGATTTACTGAGCGGCCACTCATCCGCAGCGATTACTTATCGATATTTGCTTATAACGGTACTGGCGGTGCACAGCCCTATAATGTTGCGCCGTATAAAGCGCCGCATGAACAAATCGGCAAAGTTCCGGTGTCGGATTATCTCTATCGCGTATTAATCAAAGCCAAGATCCAGAAAAATAACACCAACGCCACCTTGGATGAAATCAAAACCGCCGTTGATTATATTCTGGATGTTAATTCCGCCATCATCGATGGGCAGGATATGACCATGAAAACTATCTGGGTCGATAAACCGATCCCCGCTAATGTCTTAGTGCTTATTCAGCTTTTTGATTTAATCCCCCGACCGCAAGGCGTCAAAACCAGCCTGATCCGCGTTAACCATCATCCCTTTGCCTATAAAGGCACCTTCGACGCTCAGCCATACGGCATGGGCGCTTATATCTAATTGGAGCCAATATATGGCAAGAAATGACAGCTTTAATCAGCCGTGGGCCAGTGTACCTGCGCAATTTGAACGCCCCGGCGATGGTCTGATTGCGCGTGGTTGGGCGGGGGGTGCATCAGAAGATCCGCCCGAAGCCAAGTGGGAAAACTGGTGGCATAATCGGGTCGATTTGGCCTTGCAGGAATTGCAAAACCTTGGGCAGCTAATTTGGTTTGCCGATGCGCCTTACCAAGCAGGGGCGAGAGTGAGTCACGGTGGCAATAGTTATATTGCATTGTCAGAAAACACCGGCGTAGAACCCACAGGCACATTAGATATCGGTGTATGGCGTAAAGAAGAGCCAAACACTTATTTGCAGACAGCCAGTAACCTTGCTGAAATCGCGGCGGCGGGGCCGGAGGCAATAGCTGCCGCCATTGCTAACCTTGGCTTAACGGATACCGCGGCAATTGCTACCAATGCATTACTGAAAAACCAAAACTTGAATGATGTGGCAAACAAGACCACTGCACGAACCAATTTAGGGCTTAAAGGTGCGGCAGTGCTGGATGTGGGGTCTATCGCTAACACCGTGGCTGCGGGCAATGACACACGTATTGTTAATGCAGTTCAATCCACAAATGCCGCCATCACATTACCCGGCAGTCTGACTACGGCAGGCACTGTAACAGGAGGTGGCATTTCATCTATTGGGGCGGTTTATGCAGGCAATACGGCGGCATGGTTAGCTGCGGATGGGAATGTCTACGGTTCAGTATGGGGCGGCTATTTAAGCACTTATATTGCCAATGTAATAGCGCAAGCCAGAGTGCCGGATACTTACGGTATTGGCTCTTATGCTTTCGCCATCAATTCTACCAATGTCGGAAATGCCGTTAATCCGGGGGATGTGAAAGCGGGCAGTGAATTAAAGTGGAATAACGTTGCAAACTACAATAACGGACAAACACTATTAACCGGGACATGGCGTTGCCAAGGTTTTGCGGCGGTTAATGATGGCCTTACCCGAAACACATTATGGATGCGTATCTCATGATTAATGATATAGATAAAATTACTGCCACCGCGCCCCGCTCACGGAATATCGAGCGCTATATTGATGTTACGATCACTGACAATATCGCCGGTGGAACCTTTAATTTCAGCGCCGCGCCAGTAGATTCTATGACGTATTGTGTTGAGATCTACCAGCGAGCTTTAGCCGGGGATTATGGTGTTGTATCAGTCTGTCCCGATGATGGCAATTATTATGAATGGGATGGCTCCGGCTGGGTGCTGGCAAGAACCCATGCAGAACTGGAGCAAAAGGCAGATGAATACAAGAAAGCCAATTTATTAACGTTAGCCGCAGAGGCTATTGCACCGCTTCAGGACGCAGTTGATCTGGCAATGGCAACGGAGCGCGAAAAAGAATTGATTACCGCATGGAAGAAATATCGGGTTCTCTTAATGAGAATTGATATAGCGCAATCGCCTGATATTATCTGGCCGGTGGTACCAGAGTAACCAATGCCGGGCGCTATCGCCCGGCTAATTGTATATTTACTTTACATCTGAAAAGTATTTTTTATAGACACCAGTTTCAATAAATCGTTTGGCAGCCATCAATGAACTATCAATTGAGATATGAGCACCGTCAAGAGAGTAGGGGATCTCTATTCCATTGTAATGGTATGAGTCACTTTCATCAAATATGTCATCTTTTTTGATGAATTTTATATACCCATCTTTTTCTAATTGCGAGAAGATAATATCCATCTTTTGGGTATCATCATCTTTTTTATTGGAATTACCTTTTAATCTAAACGGTAAATCATTGACTCCCGCAGCGATAAAATTAGCAAAAACATTGATGTCGTATTGTGTTGGGGATGTCATTACATACACTTTCACCCCTTTAAATTTGGCATATTTAATTACATCAACAATTTCATTTTGATAACCTTTGCGATATAAATCAAACCAGATGCCAGAAAATATAACGAAATCATATTTTGAAATATTATTTTTTAGATATTCTCTATTTAACAGGCACTGTTTATAGGCCACTCGTGTTTTAGTGCCATTGGTTGAATCCGTTAAACTCGGGAAACACCAGTTAGTGGTGACGGAATCTACAGATATACCGAGTTTCTTCGCGACTTCATCGACGAAGGGTTCATAATGCCCGGCAAAAGAGTCACCAAAAAGCAGACCCTTTGGCTTCAATGACTTAATCCCCAGTTTGCACACTGATTTTTCCATTGAGATGATGGGGTCGGACTCACCGTCAACATTATAAAAACAATAACCATTATCTCGGTTTGGCATTACATGAAATGATTGTATTTTTGCATAAAGTTCAACGGTTTCTTTATCTGCCATAATGCCGCGATCGAGCGTACTGTGCCTAACTGTCAGTGCCAGCACACCAACGACCAGTGTACACAGTGATATATAGACCAGGTTAGAGGTGGTGGATAATTTGGCGAAAACTTTCCGTGATGGATTTTCCACTAACTTAAGAGATAATTCACCTAATATCACGGTAGCAACTAAAGCCAGCAGCACCCATTTATAGTTACTGAGTAAACTTAAATAAGTTAATGCGACGACAATAGGCCAATGCCATAAATAGATAGAATAGGAACTGGCCCCCAACTTTTGAGCGATAATATTAGCGGTGAAAATTGATTTTTGCCGCGCAGAAATCAGTACCAGCACCGCACCGGCTACCGGTAATAGCGCATTTGAACCGGGCCAAACAATTGATGAGTTAAATAGCACAATTGACGCAGAGATAAATACTATGCCGATAACTTCTGTATATCTCGCCAGAGTCTCCGGCAATGCCTTTCTACGCGTTATCCACCAAGCCATCCCCCCAGCTAGCATTTCCCACATTCTGGTTGGCAGAAGGTAAAACGCCGCTGACGGCCAGCGTTGTGAAGCATAGATAGAAAGGCACAGTGATAGGAATCCTAGTGCGAATAAGGCAAATTTAACCGCCTTGTAATTGATGAACTTCCACAGCACAAAAATGATAATAGGCAGAATAATATAAAACTGCCACTCCACAGAAAGTGACCAGGTATGTAACAACCACTTTTCATGTGAGGACGCATCGAAATAACCCGATTCACGCCAAAATTTAATATTCGATATAAAAAAGAGTGTATTTACCACATGGGTTGCTAGCAATTTATAATTATGTTCAGGCAGCCAGAACCAACCAAAAATTAATAGAGCAAAACATAGCACCAAAAGCATGGGAATAATTCTTCGCGCTCTGGCCAGATAAAACTGTAAGAATGAAAAATTGCCTGACTCCATGCCAGAAACGATGATCCGGGTCATTAAAAAGCCGGAGATGACAAAGAAAACATCCACACCGACAAACCCACCCGAGAACCCTGGCACACCAAAATGGTACAGAACAACGGCAATGACCGCCCATGCTCGAAGTCCATTGATATCATTACGAAATTTATTCGATGTTGTTTTTTGTGTTGGAATTGTTGCTAACATTAAGATGACTGCCTGCTCTGAATTATTCAAAAAACATCCATGCCTGAATTACGCTATTCTAACAGTTATGTAAATTAATCAATAGACTGTCATGGTTATGTAATTTTTTGGTGAGGAGGAAGAAAAGAGTTAAGCTAGCCATCTAGCTTGCAGCAGCGAAGCGCTATCAAGAAGCTCTGAGTTTAATCGCTCGGTCTATTCATTTATTCATTGCATTATTGGTCGGTGACTTAAAAATGAGACCAATCATCTGTAGCGACTCATACTTAATCAAACACCTTTGCTAGGTCTGACAGTCGGCTTAGTGCCAGGAGCCGACATTTCACACTTCTGCTTATGTGGCCAAAATCGGTATGCCACTACTCTTTATAGAATTTATATCAATAGTTAAGATAAAATGAAGGTTAAATGGAGTTTCATTCGGTTATATAGACCCACCGTTCAATTAATGGTGGACTCAGAAATTATCACTGCCAGGGTTCATGTAAACAATACAGGTAAGGGAATATCAGATGCCATCTCAATACACATTCAATGACCTGCTCGGGTTGCTTGTTTTTTCACGGGAATATCACTTTCTCCACAATGATCTGGACTGCCTGATCATTGCATGGGCTGAAGATCAAATCACCGAAGGAAATGATTCGGAGACTCTTTTAATTCTCGCTTCACTGGGGCTTGATAAGCAACCTGAACGGACCGAGGTTGAATTATATATGTCACGGTACATGGCAGAGCAGCGGATAGATCTGCCACAGCTAAAAACAGCAGCATTGGTCTGGATCAAGCTATTTATGAGCCAACTTTCCCAGTGCGCGTCCATCCATGATGCAGAACAGAAAATGTATTTTCTGGTGTGTCATTGGCTTGAACCTGACGTAAAGATTTTCGCGGCGGTGATCGATACCCTGAAATCGCTTTACTGGCATCTCTTTGATGAATGGGAGGGACCTGGCACAAGCGAAGCAGTAAGGATGGAGGAGTCAGAATTCTTTGAGCTGATTAATCGTGCGATGCTGCCCTATTCCCGTAAAATTGAGAACCCAGATTGGCTGGATCTGCTTGTTCGGTAATTTTTAGCAGCATCCTGAAAGGTGCCTTTCCTGTGTGCATAATTCCATCTGATTTGAATTCCTTTTCGTATTCTACTTGAGTATATCCAGCAAAAAACATCACCGTTCAGCCTAGGAACCTAGACACAAAAGTTAACCTAACTGAATAGCCGCTCTGTGCCAGAAGCGGACGTTACTGACATATATCGAAGGTGGGTTGCCCCACCTTCGATAATCAAATAGTATATAATAGCCTTTTTAAAATAAATACTAACGCTTACTCTAAATGTTTTACTTTAGTAATTGAACCAAGCGGATGAAAGTCTGGTAAATATGTTTTAATTTGCCCATCAGCTAATAAATAATGATTCGCGGCCTCTTGAAATACATTTCTAGATAGAGGATGTAAAGCGTTAGGGTTATGGTAAACCTCAAGACCTTCACTCCACTGCTCATGGTAGGAAGGAGAGCCGACTTCCAGGCTAAATGATTGAGGCCTTATTGCATTGACATCATGATTAATTCTAAGTCCCGTCCTAATCATCTCCGAACCTTCAGGTGCAAATTCATTTAGAAGTCCCATACGATTGAACTTTCCAAATGATGCATCATTAGAGAAAATCACAGCGCTAATATTTTCCGCTTCTGGAAGATTAAAAAAACCTGAAGGTATTACTTTTTTTCCCCAAGTATGCTCTTCGATCTTAACAGGAACTATTGTCACACTCCCACTATCGTCTACTTTGGCCTCATGTCTGTACCCATAAAGATAATATGGTAATGATGCCCTGGAATCTTTACCTGAAGCAGGACAGAGACAGTCTGTGATAGCAAAAACTAAAGGCTTATCTTTGCAAGCTGGCTTTTCCCAATACTTTTTTTTAAGTTTTGAAAAAAGAGCACTTCCATATTTTATAGGATAATAGTTATTCTTTATATCTTCCAAATCTTTTAAGTTGTGATATTGTGGCAATTCTTCATCTTTACCCTCTATTATTGAAGGGTTGACAGTTGTAGCTTCTATGCAAAATTCACCATGGAAGCTGTCACAAATAAAGTCAGGAATAGCTTCTTTCTGATTGAATGTTATATCATTTTCAGTCAAAAGAGCGAATAGATACAGCTCCCATATTCGTTGATTAAAACCTGTTGTCTGAAATTGCTCTACAAAATTACCATCGGTATCTTCATACCAACGCATCATGGGTTCAATAATATTCTTTGCAGAAGCAAATAATGAATTAGATACCAACTCATTGAAAAGAGGAGATAGTTTGTTTTTTGTTTTTATTAGTGGGATAAAAAAATCAACCGGGGCCTTATGAATCCCCCCTTGCAATCTTTCCTTATCAATATTTTCATGTATTTCTAGTATTTTGGTCAACAAGGCGGATTCAGAAAGAGCAAAATTTTCATTCCATTCGGAATTATCAATAAAACGGTATCGTTCAGATTCATCACGAGCCATTAATATCCCGAAAAAATCTTTATCTGTGTAATCTTGTATGATGCATGAAACAATACTTTTGTCTTCAGTTTCATACCAAGCGATCTCCCTGCCAAAGGTTTTTGCCCGGGGGTCCCTCGCATACGCCGCTAGAGAATCAAATCTGGACTGCTTTATTTTTCTAATATTCATTTTAGATTGATGATTTTCAGGGAAAAAGTAATGCTACTATTTATTAAGAAAGATACAAGCGCTGTTTTGCATCATGGATTTTTTTGATAAAAATATGGACGCGTGACTTATTCTTCTTGGATTACTGCGGCTAATCTAGGCACTTTCGTAGTGCTACCACGAATCATTCGTTAAGAAGGTTAGATGTCTCTTTCTCGCTCATAGCTGCCAGTCAAACTTAATCGTACCTTGCTACAAAACACAAGCCGAACGCATTAAACGTATCGAAATTTTTACGAATGGTTCCGAATTAGCTGTTAACTATATGAATTTAAAGGCTAGGAAAGTAAGGTAATGGAAGGTGTTTTTTGAGGTAATATTGATTTAATTATTTGATTTTGAAAAGAAAAATTCTTTTAAATCTGAAAGAGGAATCGTATTCGGTCTCTTTTTATTTGTCTTTCAAAATCAATTATTTATCTAGTTATCAATACGTTACCTCTTTTCATGTTGCCCGTCATTACCTTCTGTTTCATCCGATGCCGCCACTTTGTCGCCATTCAAAAATCGGGCTAATGGGTTGAGGTAAATGGCGTCTTCCAAGTGGTCCGGGGCGAAGTGGGCGTAACGCATGGTGACGCGAATATCCGAGGATACGTTGCAGCACGACAATATTGCCGCCACCCATCATAAAGTGGCTGGCAAAGGTGTGGCGTAAAACATGGGTCATCTGCCCTACGGGGAGCGTAATATTTGCTAATCGAATAACCCGGTAGAACTGTTTATAACACGGCTCAAATGGCACACCGTTGCGCGCATCTAGCGCTTTATACATTTCTTCTGATAGGGGAACGGTGCGATTCTTTTTGCCTTTAGTATTGATAAACGTAATTTTATGGGGGGAGATCTGCGATGCTTTCATTTTCGCAATTTCATTCCATCGGGCACCCGTCGATAAACACAGGCGAACGATGAGGGTTAATTCAGGATTACCGTGCTGATCACATACTGCTAATAGACTGTCTATCTGATCGTCATTGAGCCACGCCATTTCTCGCTCGGGTTGATCAAATTCGCGAATATTTGCCAGCGGGTTAGGGAGGCTCCATTCGCCTAAGCGCGTCAACTCATTAAATACCGCCCGTAAATAAGCCTGTTCACTATTTACCGTACCCGTAGTAACCATCCGAGTTTTCAGGCTGGTACTGTAGCCATTTTCTATCACGCCGCTTAACCGCTGGTCACGATAGTGCGCCCAATCTTTAGCCGTGATATCAGCCGCAATGGGATTGCCTAAGCCCTTGCAGATAATCTCCAGTTTAGCCAGTCGCCCCTTTTTATCACTTAAAGAGCAGCCGTGCAGTTTGTACCAAAGATCAATAATCTCGAGCAGTTTACGGCGATCTTCTTTCTCACCCAGCCACGGCTTATGTTTGGCTTGTTCCATTGTGTAGCTCTCATAAGAGACGGCTTCACCTTTGGTGGTGAACTGCTTTCTAACCCGTTTACCTTCGCGTCCTCGAGGGTAACACTCGCATAACCATTTCCCTGTCGGGAGTTTGCGCACGCTCATTAATCTGATATCCCTATAAGATTAAAGTCACTTTTAATGTGTATATAAAACAGTATTCAACGCACGAGCGCAATAACTATAAATATCAACATTATCAATAAATTGAGTGGGTATTATTGATGGTTTTGGTCATCGGAAGTTCTGCTGTGATGGGATTTATTTATACCCATAATGCACCCTGATGGCTTCGGTCTGGATGAGGTGGTGCCGGAATTTTTTTTCCGGGTTCGACAATGATGCGATCGACGGTTTCGTGGGTGGCAAAGGTGCAGCTACAATTAATATTTTGGCACTGGTGATATCGCTCTTTGGTCCTTTCACTCAGGTAGCGACTAGAGCGGGTGTGGGCGGCGTTGCGGCAAAGTGGACAATGCATCATAGATAATTCCTTATATCTCGACATGTTCAATTTGATGCATTCTACCAATAAATTCGATAATTCAAATGACGAATACGCAAATTCAAATAATAGTTACGCTGTCACGTTAAAGGTCGCGTCAGATAGCAACACTTCCAGCGTTAACTGAGTGGTGTAGCCACAGTTGCTCAGGCTGTGCGCAACCTTGCTGATGATCCAGCTCTGTTGATCTATCACGGATTTAAAGCCATTGACCGCGACAGGGGTCTCAGGGCATAAATCAGCCCTGCCTTTAGCGAGGGTCATGGTGAACTCAGCCACACCGCGCTGTAATTTATCCCATTTAGCTTGAGCAGTGCGCATAGCGGCTTTTTGCGTGGCGTAAACCGTTGAAATAACAAACAGGTTATCCTCGGACCCCACCATATAATCCCCTTGTTTTTCCTCCACCGGCTTTTTCACTGCGGCTGCTTTGGCGCGGGTCGGTTTGGCTTTGGGGTGTTCCAGTGCACGGAGCTGCTTAAACTTGGGCTTTCGCTGCAACTTAACCTTTTTCGGCTTGGCCGGTTTCGGGTCTTTGGTGTGCAACCAACTGGCACTGACCCCGGTATACGCGCCCCGGTCAGCAATACTAAAGCTGTGCTGGTCGCCATCTTGCCGGGTGATCGTCATCTGCGGAATGGGTTTCCCGCTGGCAGTAACACCGCTACCCGGCTTGATAAATAACAATCGCCCGGCTTTGACGGCAGCCACCGCGCCATTCAGCGAGGCTAATCGTGTGATAAATTTGGCGTCAGTCTCTTGGGTCTGGTCGATATGCGAGATAGCGATATCCGCCAGCCCCTCAGCCAGCATCGCTTTCAGGTTGTTGCGCTCTGCCACTTGCGCCACCACTTTACCCAGAGTGGTCTCATGATAAGAGACTTCACGCCGGGCATTGAGTGAACCGCGAAAATCCGCACTGCGGGCGCGAATGGTCAGCGTATCCGGTGCGCCGTGGTGCTCGACCTCATCCACGGTAAAGTCACCTTTACCAATCAGGGCCGAACCTTTCCAGCCCAAGAAGACTGACAGTACCGCACCTCGTTCCGGCATGGCGAGCTGACCGTCGGCGTCATCCAGTGCGATATCGAGCTGGTCAGCTTCAAAGCCGCGGTTATCGGTCAGGCTCAGAGACAGCAGCCGATCACGAATATTCTGGGTGATATCTTTCGCGTTAATATTCAGCATAAAGTCGGGGGCCATATCCGCCCCGGCCGGTAGAGCAATGCCGCTTATCATGAGAATAACCCCCCGATTGCCGACTGGGCTTTATCAGTCATGGCCGTTGCTTTACCCAGCAGCTCGTCAGCCTGTTGTTGCAGGTCGCCAAACATCGCTGTTAGTGATTCATCAACCCGCAACAGATTGAGAGTGAATTCAATGCGCCGAGCGCTACCGTCGGCAAAAAACAGCGCGCCGGTCTGACTCAGGCTCTCAATCACAAACATGCCGTAAATCATGCCACTGCCCTCAACCAGCGGCCAAGCCTTGCCTTGGTCAGCCATCGCCTCAAGGGTCAGCAACGAAAGACGGCCGCCGGTCAGCTCCGGCAGTAATACCCCGGACAAGGTGATTTTTTCACTATCGACGCCAAGAAACTGCGCGGATGGCCGCAAGCCTACCCGACTATTCGTCGGCCAACGGTAATCAATATTGCGCCCCATGCTTTGATAAGGCGTGGTCTGGCGCATAAAGACAAATAAACCCAGTGATAACATCATGATTAATCATTCTCCATCTGGCCGCGCTGGCGGGCGCGCTTATCGCGTTCGTTCTTGGCTAGCGCATCGGTCATCATTCGCTCGGCATCCTGTCGGCTCATGCCAGGCGGGATAGTTATCTTGATATCATTGGTGGTGACACTGCTATCAACAATAGTGGTGCCAGTATTGGCGGTGACCGGTTGATAACCGCCGTACAGCACGCCGCCACTGGGTGAGTATCCGCCCGNATCATGAGAATAACCCCCCGATTGCCGACTGCGCCTTACCCAGCAACTCGTCAGCCTGTTGTTGCAGGTCGCCAAACATCGCTGTTAGTGATTCATCAACCCGCAACAGATTGAGAGTGAATTCAATGCGCCGGGCGCTACCGTCGGCAAAAAACAGCGCGCCGGTCTGACTCAGGCTCTCAATCACAAACATGCCGTAAATCATGCCGCTGCCCTCAACCAGCGGCCACGCCTTGCCTTGGTCAGCCATCGCCTCAAGAGCCAGCAATGACAGACGGCCGCCGGTCAGTTCGGGCAGCAATACCCCGGACAGGGTGATTTTTTCGCTGTCTACCCCCAAAAACTGCGCGGACGGGCGCAAGCCCACCCGGCTATTCGTCGGCCAACGGTAATCAATATTGCGCCCCATGCTTTGATAAGGCGTGGTCTGGCGCATAAAGACAAATAAACCCAGTGATAACATCATGATTAATCATTCTCCATCTGGCCGCGCTGGCGGGCGCGCTTATCGCGTTCGTTCTTGGCTAGCGCATCGGTCATCATTCGCTCGGCATCCTGTCGGCTCATGCCCGGTGGAATCGTTATCTTGATATCGTTGGTGGTCACACTGCTATCCACGATAGTGGTGCCAGTATTGGCGGTGACCGGTTGATAACCACCGTACAGCACGCCGCCACTGGGTGAGTATCCGCCCGAATAAGGGTTATCTTTCGGGACGTTATCGGCCAGCCCGGTAGATTTGCTATCAATAACGCCGAGCTTTTCCAGCACCCAGTCAATGCCACTGAGCAGGGTGTTTAGCGCATTCATGGGCAGACTGAGTGCCGCCGCCAACCCCTCGCCGAATAACTTGCCTGCGTTGGTCGCCACATCTAAGGTTTCCTGCGTGGCTTTGACCGGTTT